ATATAACTCGTCGTTTGCAGTTATTGATTTTATGCGATTAACGGTCGTCATCTACCGAGTTGCCGTCGCTGACTATTTGCCCAATCGATTACCAGAGCAGGCCCATCATAAACACATAACAAGGGTTCCAGTTACGTCATTCTGTTTACCACCGTCAAATGACGATAATGCACGGTCTATGTGTTTATGGTGGACCTGGCCGGATTCGAACCGGCGTCTTGAACACATCCTCTTTGAAGGGATTACAACTATCTTTTTATTTATCGTTGATAGCAATTACGCTCACGGTAAATCTGTCCATCTGGTTGTTGAATTTCTTTCCAAGAAGTACAAACAGTTTGTGGTTGTTGTACAATCACTTGTTCACGTTGAACAACAACTGGTTGCTGATTAGCATTGGCAATAACTGCACCAGCAATACCACCAATAATCAATGGGGCTACCCAATCATTACGTTCAACAATAACGGGTCTGTGTTCCCAACGAGGTCCGCATCCTGGATGACGATGATCTATACCCCAACGACAATCTTGAGCAAAAGCCATATTACTGACCATTAATGTTAGTGCAACCAAAAGTAATTTCTTCATAATTTATCTCCTATACATATATAACGCGGTAGACATGTATTTAGTTGACATTATTGAACAACTAGGTGCCCAGTAGCATACATGATTGCCATAACTGGACCGGCAATATGTTCACCAATTTCATACAATGCCCAAATAGTTAATGCAACTGCCCACCATGGGTTAGTTTCGGCTTTGCGCCCTAACCACATAAAGAACTTAGCATGTGCCTGTCCGATTTTGTTTGCAAGTTTTACTATCATATATTATTTAGTAAGATTTTGAATATAATTAATATAATTAATATTTTCATATATATCAGTTAATGCCGAAAAATCATCTTTAAAAGATTTAATTATTTCTGGAAATTTATCAATATTCATTGCAATTTCTTTTGCTCTATTTTTATTATGTTCTAACTTAGGTTGTAGTTGATTTTCTATTTTTTTCAATTTATCTAATGGAATTTCACATAGTTTGATAAAATTATTTACTATCATATTAAGTCTTTTTTTAGAGTCAAGTTCCGAATCAAATGAATAATCAAAAATTTCAGTATATAACTCAAATCCTAACGTTGTTAAATATTTATGAAGTCCGGGACCCGAATGCGCTAAAAAAGGTTTTTCCCAAATTAATGCCATTGATACTTTTTCTGAAAAAAACATATGTTCGTCGGTGCTTTCAGAAATCAATTGTGCAAATGATTGAAAATATTCGATTGGTAAATTGCTCGTATTTTTATCTTCAGCATATGAATCAAAAGTTTGATTAAATTTTAACATTTTAGGTTTAAAATATTCAAAGGGATATGTACCAAATTCGTTAGTATTGTGCCAAGAAATTGCATTACTAGATATTAAATTATTTTTTTCTAACAAATCTATAAGACGACACCGATGAATATGGGGTCTATGATTCATACAAATAAAATGATATTTTAATCCCATTGCCTTTTCTTTTTTCAGCTTAATAGCTTTTGACGCATCCGGCCTCATAACATTTGCATATGTTTTTATTAACCAATATTCTCCCCAATATGTAATGTTTAAATTTTCAGATTGATATGGTATCGGACTAGCAGTTATCAATTCTATTTTAATTTTTTCTTTTTGTACATAATAGTGAAAATAATCCCATACATACACATTACCAAAAATTGACAATGTATCCCATTCATTGCAAGCAAAAATTATTATGTTGTCTACTGGTTCTTTATCAAATATCTTTTTCATAAAACCATATCGGTCAACATGATGGTTCCAATAATCTATTGTCAAATTTTTCATATGTTATAATAAAAATTAAATTTTTCTTTCAACCAAGGCCAATCATAACTTAATCTTAATTTATCAAAGTCCCCGTTAACTTCGTTATAGTATTCTACTGCATGTTGTGCACCTTCCATGCTGTATTCATTGAACTCACCCATACCCACAGTTAACCACATTTCCAAACGTTCTTTGCTTTCATCAGTAGATGATGCTTTAAGTTTAATACATTCACGGAATGCTGTACGCCAGGTGTCCCATGCACTAGTATTAAATATTGCAACACCTGAGTTGATTTTAATAATCTCATGTTCACTATCCATAGTAAAGTCTAATCCAGTTCCAAAGTTTTCTAGTGTAAGTTTTTTATTGTTAGCAACAATAGCTTGGTGACCATACTTTAACCCGTTAACAGGGTTAGTGGCATGAAAAATATAATGCTTTGGAATTTGTAATCTATCCGGTTGCCAGTTAAAATCAAATTTAGAATTTACTTTTAATTTAGCATTAACTAGAAAATACCATTGAGTGTCACTAGAATTTGCTGCTACATGTTGACTATTTACACGACCGCTTACCCCATCTATTCTTACTACTTTATTTGGTAACCCTTGCGTTATTTTTAATAAATGTTCGTAATTTGTATCTGCACTAGTTTCTCCGTTACTAAAAAATACAATATCCAATGGATTAGATTTAGCAAGTCGGCTATTAGTAATGATATATGGGTAATCATATAATTCATGTTTTATATAATCTTTGGCTTCTTTTGGAACAACAATACGTGTTCCACCGACACTAGTAATCTGAATATTTTTAGATTCCGGTGTCCATAAACTCATAGGTTCAGTATCAATGATATTAATGTCTTTGTTATCCTCAGTGATAAACACAGCATATGGGAAATTGAATATTGAATTTATATTGTTTACATGAGTATCTTCTTTAGTTACAATAACCGGTGCTGATAATCTTTTAACTCTCTGACTTTGATTATAATTAATTTTTTCATAATCTTCTAATGTATTCATATCTTCAATCAATGTTCTAAGTTTGTTAACATCAATTAAGAATGTGTCCCCAAACTTCTGTCTATCGCTAGGAAATACATGTAATTGATCTTTAGCAAACGGATCGCATATATAAGTAAAATCAAAATCTTTATAATCACATACTGTGCTAGCTACCCAAACATAATGTTCTTTTTTTACAGTAAGCATACTTAACATTTTTTGCAATGTTGCAATATAACTATCCTGATAGTTGACTATTAATTTTCCTTCTTTTTTAAGTTGTGTCATGTCCGTGTTACCATGGTCAATATAAACAATATCATACAAGATGTTTGTTGCCTTTGCTTTTCTGTCTTTAACAAAGTTCAAGTTAGAAAGATGTTCAATTATCTTAATAAATTTTGTATCTTGTGCAAATGTTTCGCGGTTAACCATAAATGTGGTTCCCCAATGGCTCCATTGCGTACCAAACACATGAACCATCTTCATTTGCCATGGATTAGGATAATAGTTGAAATCAAAATCACTATAATCTAATTCACTGTTCAATATCCAGCACAAATTACTACTAGCACGATTAATGCAACGATTAATAGTATCGACCCAACTATTCAAGTAGCGAGTCTTTTGTATATTAGGAAATTGTTGTTTTAACCCTTCAAATCTTACCTGTGATTCATTGTTACTTCTGTCTACAAAAAACATATCGATATTAATTTTTACATTAATAGTTTTATCTTCTACGTAGTTAATATCTTTGAATCCTTTTAACCAGGACGCTGCGTTAACAAAATATGTTTGTGTATTAATATTATCCTGTGAACCAAAAGCATGTAAATATTGTGATTGCTCAATATCAGGTCGCCAATCAAAATCAAACTCACTATAATCTAAATCAGGATTTAATGCCCAGAATAATTTATTAGGGTGCTGTTCAATTAAATCTTCTAAGGTTGTTGTAATAATATATTTAGGAAAACCTTCTATTTTTTCTATGGGTATTTCAATCTCTATCTCAGTTCTTTCTACTCTTTCCAAATATATTATTTCACCGTTTGTGTTTGGTGACATATACCTAGGGCCATCCTCTTTATCTAGCAATGTACCAAATTGATATATGTAGGGTGGTGCAGTTTCATCTGGGTGCCAGCTATAATCAAATGTGCTAATATCTGATTGATTAGGATTGAACCAATATTTTTTAGATGGCAATTTTGTAGCATGGATAGAGTCAACATATTTGAGTTGCCCAATTGGTTTACCTGATGCCAATATTGGAATAGCCTCAGGCACATACGTAGGTCCACCTGTTTTTTGCCATTGAGTACCAAATATATAAATATAGGCAGGTTCGTTTGGATGAGGAACCCAGCTAAAATCAAAATTATTTAAATCAATATCATCTGGAATATTCCAGCAAGATTTATTTTCTCCCAATTTTGCAACAATATCAGTAACATATTTAATTTGACCAATGGGTTCACCCGAAGCTAGCCTAGGTATACTATTAGGTACATATCTTGGTCCCCCCCTGTCATGCCATTGCGTGCCAAATTCATATATGTAATCCGGGTCTTTAGGATTAGGTACCCAGCTATAATCAAAAGCAATAACATTATCAGGAATTACCCAGTTAGTTTTGTTTGGTCCCAATTTTGCAACAATATCAGTAACATATTTAATTTGACCAATTGGGTTATCTGAGGATAATTTAGCAATTTCTTTAGGTATATATTGAATAGTAGGCATTATCTCTGCTGGATACTGCGTATTTCCAAATACGTAAATGAATGGAGTATCTGTCTCGTCCGGATGCCATGAATAATCAAAATCCTTAATAACAATATTATCTAAAATTATAAAATTATCCTTTTCAGGTAATCTTTTTGCTTTAATAATACGTGTATCAATATATTTTACTGGACTATCTTTATTAACGCCGGGCGTTAAATATTTTGGACCGCCGGTCTTTTGCCATTGTGTACCAAAATGATAGATGAACATAGGATCATCGGGATGTGGATGCCAACTAAAATCAAATTGGTCTACTGCAATATTTTTAGGTATTACCCAATTTGCTTTATTAGGACCAATTATAGCATTATTATTGTCAATATATTTAACTTGTGTAGCCCCGGGCATTACATACTTGGGTCCGCCGGTCATTACCCATTGAGTGCCAAATTGATAAATATAATCTTCTTCCGTTGCATCTGGATGCCATGAATAATCAAAACTAGCAATTTTTAACCCGATCGGCATTACCCAATTATTTTTATTAGGCAGTGCCAGTACTTTTTGAGTGTCAACGTATTTTATTTCAGTAGCGCCCGGTACTATATATCTTGGTCCACCTGTCTTTTGCCATTGAGTACCAAACTCATATATGTAGGCTGGGTCTTTGGGATTAGGCACCCAACTGAAATCAAAGTCAGTAGTATCTACGTTATTAGGAATGATCCAATTTAATTTATTTTCCCCTAGCTTTACAACTATATCATTTATATATTTGTATTGATCAGCTCCAGGAATATAATATTCAATAGTAGGCATTATCTCTGCTGGATACTGCGTATTGCCAAAAACATATATAAAAGATTCTTCGGTTTCATCAGGATGCCAACTATAATCAAAATCAGCAATTACATAATTGTTGACTGTTCTCCAATATTTTTTATTAGATAAACGTTTTGATTTAATAATACGTGTATCAATATATTTCACAGGGCTATTTTTATGCGCTCCAGGAGTTACATAGCGCGGGCCACCTGTCTTTTGCCATTGAGTACCAAATTGATATATGTACGGCTCATCTTCTATATATGGATGCCAACTAAAATCAAAATTATTAACATCAATCGTTGTAGGATCAAATTCCCAATTTGTTTTGTCAGGTACTGCTTTTGCCATCAATATGTCAATATATTTTATTTCAGTTGCACCTGATACAATGTATTCTGGTCCGCCACTAGTAGCCCATTGAGTTGGAAATCTATATATGTATGGAGGACTGGAGTCATCTGGATGCCAGCTAAAATCAAAATCTGTAATATCAATCTTTTTAGGTATAATCCAATTTAATTTATTTGTTAATATTTTAACTTTTTGAGTGTCAACATATTTTATTTCAGTAGCACCCGGTATTATATATCGTGGTCCACCTGTCTTTTGCCATTGAGTGCCAAACTCATATATGTAGGCTGGGTCTTTGGGATTAGGCTTCCAGCTAAAATCAAACTCACCAATATCAATATTGTCAGGTACTATCCATCCATTCATATCTACATCAAGTAGAGCAATAACTTCTCCTATATATTTTATTTGAGTTGCCCCTGGCATCACATACTCAATTGTAGGCATTATTTCTGCTGGATACTGCGTATTTCCAAACACATAAATAAAAGATTCTTCGGTTTCATCCGGATGCCATGAATAATCAAATTCTTTTATTTTAAGATTATCTATTATTTTCCAATAAACATTGTTTGGTAATACTTTTACTTTTTGAGTGTCAACATATTTTATTTCAGTAGCGCCCGGTACTATATATCTTGGTCCACCTGTCTTTTGCCATTGTGTTCCGAACTGCCAAATTAAATCTGGTTCTAATGGATCAGGTCTCCATGTATAATCAAAAAAACTATCATCAATATTAGCCGGTATCACCCATTTATCTAATTCAGGTAATACTTTAACAAGATCATCCATATATTTTATTTCAATTGCGCCTTCTACTTTATATTGAATCGTCGGCTTATATAAATTAGAAATATATTTATTACCCCATGTATATATGTAAGGAGGATCTTTGGGATTAGGCACCCAACTAAAGTCAAAGTTATCCTCAGCAATAGGTTGTGTAATTATCCAGTTATTTCTATTTTCTCCTAATTTAACAACTATATCATTTATATATTTTATTTGAGTTGCCCCTGGCATCACATACTCAATTGTAGGCATTATTTCTGCTGGATACTGCGTATTTCCAAACACATAAATAAAAGATTCTTCTGTAGTATCTGGATGCCATGAATAATCAAAATCTTTAATTACAATATTATCTAATGTAGTAAATGCTTTTTTATTAGGTAGTCGTTTTGCTTTAATAATACGTGTATCAATATATTTCACAGGACTATTTTTATTTGTCCCGGGAGTTATATATTTTGGGCCCCCGGTCTTTTGCCATTGAGTACCAAATTGATATATGTAAGGTTCATCTTCTATATATGGATGCCAACTATAATCAAAATTATCAACATCAATATAATCAGGTATCTCCCAATTATCCATTGACGCTGTAGCTTTTGCTACCAATGTGTCAATATATTTTATTTCAGTTGCCTCAGGTACAACATATACTGGTCCACCACTCATAGCCCATTGAGTTGGAAATCTATATATGTATGGAGGACTGGTATCGTCTGGGTGCCAACTAAAATCAAAATCTTTAATATCAATATTTTTAGGTAAGGTCCAATTAGTCATATTAACTAATCTTTTAGCTTTAAAAATATCTATATACTTGATTTCTGTTGCACCCTCAACCTCATATCGAGGCCCACCTGTTTTTTGCCATTGTGTTCCAAATTGATAAATGAAAGGTGGTTCGGCTGGACTAGGTTCCCATGAATAATCAAAATTTTTATAATCAATATTTTCAGGAATAGCCCAATTTTCTAAACATGGTTTACGTGTAGCCCGTTCTTTCATAAACTTATATTCTGTTGCACCTTCTACAACATACTGAATACTAATTTTATCTTCAGGTTTGTTCCACTGATTTCCCCATACATAAATGTAGGGAGGGCTTGTTGGATCAGGTACCCAAGAATAATCTATATCATAACTATTTTCAAAATGGTCAAATTTATCAGGCTGGGGTAATAATTCTACAACACCTCTCATATACTTTATAGTACTGGCACCTGGTGCATGATATTCTACACAGGCTTGCAATTCTACTGGGAAAAATTTACATCCCCATGAATGTATATAGGGAGGATCTGTTGGATCTGGGTGCCAACTAAAATCAAATTTAGTTTCGTCAACTGGATATACCAATACCCAATTATCATTTTTTATATTTTTACGAATTACCGGATTAACATCATTTCTATAAATAATTACTTGACTTGGTTGAGATGAGCATAGCCAGGTTCCGCTATCTTTTTGATGCTGACTAGGCCATACGTTGTTGTGTTCTTCCGCCCATACATCTTCATTGGGTAAGAATTCAAAATCAAAGTCCCAATCAAAATTCTGATAATCACAGTATTCGTTGATTATCCAAAAATGTTCAGTGGTACATTGTTGTCTAGCATCTTCTATTGAAGTTGCAAATTTTTCTCTTGGGTGAACATTGGGTTTATTACCGTAATAAAATACATCTCTTAGCATTTAATTACTTATGATAAAACTTTAACCCCGTATAGTTTTTCAAATCTATCAGCATCACTACGGTCGTTGACCATTGGCTCACCGCGTATATTTAAACTTGTATTCAACAACATGGGGCATTCTGTCATTACATACCATTTTTCTAATAACTCTCTGATGCCAGATCCATCTTTTGGCACAGTTTGTACACGGCTAGTCCCGTCATGATGTACAATAGCAGGGAATTTTTCAGGATACTTACACTTGCTAATCACTTGCATATATCTACTATCATTCCAGTGCTTAGGCATATCAAAGTATTGGTGAGCATATTCTTCTAATATGACAGGGGCAAATGGTCTAAACTGTTGTCTGCGTTTAATCTCATTTACTTTGTTTTTAATTGAATGTCCTCTTGGGTCTGCAAGTAAACTTCTGTTACCCAATGCTCTCGGGCCGAACTCTGCTCGTCCTGATGCGACACCAACAATCCGATCAGTAAGTAACACATCAAGTATGTTATTAACAGGATACTTGCCAGGGATGTTATGACCAAGAAAAGCATCAGTCCAATTAACTTTAGTACCATGCCCAAGGCATGCTGCACCCAAACTATTGCCAGCATCGCCGGGGTTAGGCATAATCCAAATATTTTCATAAAAGTTCCCCAGTAATCTGTTTGCTAAACAATTCAATGCTACGCCGCCTCCGTATACTAGATTCTTACTAGAGCCTATCATTCTAGCTTTAGCTATTACTCTAGTAATCATATGTTCTACTAACTCTTGGGACGTACTAGCAATGTTGTAATTATCAGCATCTTTTAAGAAATCTTTACTAACACCTATATGTAGATTTTGCTTAAAAGTGAATATATCTTTATTATCCACTAACTCACTTATCATATCCTTTAGATGTATAGGTTTTCCATATGCTGCCATACCCATTAGAATGTATTCTTCATCTAGCGGGCGTAGCCCAACTCTTTTAGTCATTGCTGAATAAAATAAACCAATGCTGTTTGGATACTTCATGCTCCATAGTTTTTTGTATTTTGCTTTACCAGTTGAGGAATCATAATGTGCATCCCAAATAGTGATGGTATCAAATTCCCCAATAGCGTCAATTACTACAACGGTAGCATCATTAAAGGGACTTGTTTGAAATCCGGCGGCTGCATGGCATAGATGATGACCATGTGTATGAATTTTGGGGGAGCCAATTTGGTAATAAGTAACACCCAATATCTTTTCCCATGACGGCCAAGTAAAGCCTTCACCACTACGCAGTTGACGCAATGATTTTAACCACGGCCGTTCGTAGTAATGATATTGTAAATATGCAGAATTGGTGTGTTGGAATGCATCGTACATCAATCTTTCACACACATCCTTGTCGTGCTTTTTTTTACTATAACGTTCGCTGTGACCAGCAAACAATATATTGCCATGTTTATCTACTACGCTAACGGCTGCATCATGGAAGCCAGCTGATATGCCTATATAGTTCATTTGTAAATAAACGGATCACGCTTACGTAGTTCTTTTAATCGCTTGCGATATTTATATTCTCTAATCAAATTTTTAAACCATCTTACTATAAACATTTGTTTGCCTCTATAAAATTATACAACTCATCGGCATATAATGCATGAGGAGTTTCATTGTGATGCCAATATTTTGCTTTAGGATTAGTATACCCCAAATCTTTATATTTTATATAAAATGATTGAGAGTTATCCGTTATGTTGTAATATTTAGTGTGATCAATTAGTGATAGGTAAAAATCATTGTGTGACGTTTTTTTATCAAACATACACATTGTGTTGCACATTATATAATTTATGTTTTTTGATTTCAAAAAATACTGAACTTGGAGTATTAAATTAGCACTCAATATTTCCAAATATTTTTCATTTTTTGATATAAAGTCATGATAATCTGGAATTAAAAGTTTTTCTTCAGGATCTCCGCCAGGCCATCCTATACTCACCCTTAAATATTTATCTCCACTATTAGCATGATAATCCATATATGGACTATGCTCACCGTACCAAGACATTCGTTCCCACGGAACTTCCATTCTAATGCAGTCTGTCCAGCTAACTAATACAAATACTTCCATAGTTTCAGGATCATATTTTTCACTAACCCATTGTAAAACACTTCTAGCAATGGTTGAATTTGTGGCACCCGGGTCTGCTGTATTAATTGGAGTATATCCAATTTTACCTGCTAGCAAATTTCCATATGAATGTTGTCTATTATAATAAGAATCCTGTGTTCCATCTATTTCTGACCCGGATGAATGGCTACAACCGGCAATTAACATTATTTTTTGTTTCATGTTGTTTTAATTTTAATAGTTGATATATCAATAGATACAAATTCTGCTTGAGTCATTGCTTCTTTTTCAGGAATTACTACACTGGTAGTATCTGATACTTTTACTTCATAATCAGTATAGTTGCTCCAATCACCCGAGTCTACCCAATGTAATTTAAATGAGAAATCTATCGTGTCGTTGAATAATTGTTCTTCATTTAATAAGTCAGTAAAGTCTTGTGTGTTTCTACCTAATTCAAGGTCCCAATCTGGCTTTGCTAATTTTCTAGCACGTTTAGCAGTATTAGCTTGAATTCTGCTATAATCTTGTGCATAGAACGGACCCTTTCTTCCTTCAGGTGGTGGCAATCTGTCATCAAAGTTATTGTCTATTTGATCAAACTTAATATCAAAATCAGCATCCCACTTGCCTTCATCACTAATAGTAAACTTATAAACAGCGTTATACATGCCTGGGCCAAACTGACTACCAAACTCTATCAAATCAATATCAGGATTAAATTTAACTTCAGCAGTATATCCCCCCCTAGTTTTCCATAACATTCTAAAGAATGGCCACATCTCATTTACTAATGTATCTGCAAATGAATTAATATTTGGTTTAATTATATTATAATCAAATTTTTCATATTCAATCTCTCTAATACAATTGTTGTTATTTAATGTTATTTTATAATGATCTCTAGCTAAACTAGTTCTTACCGGATACCCAATTGGAATATCAGTGCATCCCTTTAAAAAATCAGCAAACATATGAAATGTTTTTACTCTAGTCATTACATGAGTACCACCCATAGTAAAGTCATTTGTAATCCAATGTCCTTGATACTTGTGCCAGCTTAAATTATATCTATGTGGGTTTTGTCCAACTATAGTTTCTGGACCCTGTGAGAATCCTACACCTAACCCTGCGTTATTAATATTGTTATTTCTCATACGCCATAACAATGTCATACTATCAGCGTAGTCTTGAAAATCTTCAGTGGGAAACCCCACTATCCAATTTGTTGATGCCCATATACCAACTTTCTTTCCATCAATAAAGTTTTGTTCCATCTCAGCGATAGTAACACCTTTAGACATATCATCTAAAACTTTTTGACTTCCGGATTCGATTCCATAGTTAAACATAACACACCCACCTGCTGCTAAGTCTTGCATATATTCTAAATCCATACGACCATCACAACGGGCATATCCTGTCCATTTAATTTTAAGGTCTTTTGCAACCACACCTTTAACAAATGCTCTAAGTTCTTTTAAATTACCATTAACCAAACTATCAATAAACCAAACAACATCAGTTCCCTTATTATAATAAAGCCATTCAAGTTCAGTAATTAAATCAACTGCTTGTCGTTGACGATATTTCCAAAAATGTGTTTCTTCGCAAAAAGTACACTTTGCAGTACATCCTCTACTTATTTCTGAATTAACGCCATTAGGCAATTCATATTGACTGAAATCAATAGATTCATAATCTGGCATAGGAAGACCATTAATGTTAATGCGTTGATCTTCGGGTTGATTTAATATTTTAGTTTCATTATGTACAATACCATCTTCAACTTCATCTAACAGATACAATAAGTTTGCTTCACCTTCTCCTATAACAACATAATCATAGTATGGTTCAATTTTAAACCAACTGTTATGAACGTTAGGGCCACCTACTGCAATTTTTACATTGGGCAATCTACGTTTTAATTCTTTACACATCCATTTGCTAGGTGCTTCACTAATATAATAGATACTAAACCCAACTACATCTGGGTTAAGTGCTACAATATCATCTACAGCTTTACTGAGCAAAGGCTCTAATACTGGATGAATATCTTTCATGTAAGTATCACCTAACCAATGCCAACTTCCTGTTGGATCCCATAATCTAAATGGAAGTTTGTTATTGGGTTTCCAATCGGTTCGATATTCATTGTATGCCTTGACATTTAAATCCATAACATGAGTTTCATATCCTGAACTTTTAGATATGCCACTCAATCTAGCTAAACTAAACGGTGGCATAAAGGGACTCCATTCTGGACACAAGACCAAAACTAATTTAGTTTTTCTTGTTTTGTAGTCTACATACACTGGAGTTAAGTTTTTTTGTACCGTTTGTTTTGCGTACGGTGCGATAGCTTCCATCATGCTACGATGACGGGCATCTGCAATATCTTCCGTGGGTCTTTCTTTGGCTTCTAATTTATCAACTGCAAAGTCTTTTAAGGTGTAATCCAAACTAATCTCCTATATAGACTATTTAAGTCTTTTTGTTGCAGTGGATTTATTATTCAATAAAATATTTCTCAATATTTTCAGTTACTGCATAATCTCTAGTAGAATAAAAATGAGTATGATTGTATTCTACAATGTCTTTGATTTGCGATTGCCACTCGGCCCATTCTTTTGTTGGTTTTTTCATTAGTTTGTCAATTTCGGTTAGAATTAACTTTAACCTATCATCATCATTTTGAACTGTATCATATGTTTCATCAATAATGGGAGAAAAAGTTTTATATCCCATTTTCTTTAATTCAGCTAACATCCCGGGCCGGGCCAATAAGATAAAAGGATGTTTTGTAACTATACATTTAAATGTTTTTTCTGTGATAAAAATACAATCTTCTGTAGCATGTCGTTGGAATCTTCCTTTACTTTCATCATAAAACATGGTTTCAGTAACTATACTAAAATAACTATTGTTAAAATATTTTAGGTCATCTTCTGTTATGTTACAATTGTAGCAATATGGATTTAAATTAACTGTTTCTTTTAATTTTAAATTTAATTTCATAGGAAATATATGACTATTGCGTTTTATATGTTTAAAATCATCATTTAAAATATTCATAATGTGTTTCCAGTCACTGTTGCCAGGAGTAGCTCCTTCAAATGAATAATATCCATCTTTAACATAATTATTAGCCAACATAAATTCAAGCAATCTGGCTCTGTGTTCTCTAGCCATATTATTAAAACACAAAAATTTCTTATTTTTTTCTTCAACTATATATTCTATTTTGTTATTATATTCAGCATACATCGATTGTGAAAGCAACTGAAAGAAATGTCCGGACAAAATTGATATTTTTGATTTCCAATATGTATTACCTGATATTTTTCTGTTATACATTTTATCGTATACTTCTTGACAATCAGGAGATCCAGACACATAAAAGAAATCTTTAGAATCAATAACACCCTCTAATAAATTGGCAATTCTATGAATTTTAGAAACCATATGAGGAAGAACTCCTTCTGATACGTTATAAAGAAAGAATTTGGTTGCACCGTTCTTTTTTGCATTTAATATATCTTTGATAATAGTTTCAGTGGATCTTAAATGAAACACAGGTTCATTTGTTGTCATAATGCCACTGTCTATCAAATGAATTTTATTGATATGCTCTTTTAATTCAGGCCACACTGTTATCAACAATTCCTGCATACGTGCTATTTTAACAATACCGTAATTAGGAGGTTCCAAACTTTCTATTTTTTTTTTAGTATTTCCATAATGTATTACTTCTCCTCGGTGCTTTAAAGAAAGATTATTTCGCCATGGATCAATTAATACAGACTCTGGTTTGATTTTACGTATTACATTTTCAACCCAGGATTCCCAGTAACCAATTAAATATACTTCAGTCCATTCTAAATTTAAATTGGTATCGTTAGTATTTTCATCATAATAATGTACATTACCTCCGTGTTTTTCAATATAATGTCCTATTAACATACTAGCACTACCATTGGTGTAAGGGACATTTGGTTTATATGCCTTGCCAATTATGGTAATATTCTTACCATTTTTTAAACAACGCAATGCCATACGTTCTGCTTGAACTTCTCTGGCTCTCATAATAGCATCAAACAAATCGTAACCTAAATCTAATCTATCGGCAAGATATCTCAATGCTATATTGTCTCTAGGATGACATGCTCCGGCGTCGCCTAGTCCTGCTTTCATGTATGACGGGCCCATAATTCTATGTGTTGATTTTGCTAATGCATTAGTTACAACATCAACATTTATATTACCATTTGTTTCTGCAACATCTTGTATCATGTTTACTAATGCTAGTTTTGTGCTAATAAATGTATTATAAAAAATCTTAATTGATTCTGCTTCATCCCATGTTCCTACTTCATATCTAGGGTCATTTTTCATCATGGGCTTATAAAAGTCAATTAGTTCTTTTGCATCACCGGTTAGATCACCGTTTTCAGTCCCAATAATAACCATTTCTGGATTAACAAAATCCCATGATACCGTTCCCATTGCAATTAAATAAGGGTTATAAATAAATCTAGCATTAGTAATACAAGTACTTAATTCATTCCTAACGGTTCCCGGAAGAACGGTTGAAATTAATATAACTAACTGTGAAGAATTAACATATTTGTTAATTTCATTTAATAAATCTTTTGCAATAGTATAATCAAAATCTTTATTTGGTAAATGACTAGATGGTGTTTCACCCCCGTATATTGGATCGTGTGGGGTAGGTGCGGCAATAAAAATAAAATCTTTATCCTTCACCGTTTCTTCTATGGTGTTTAACATTGGAAACGTAGGTGTTTTTGTATCTACATCATATCCAACAACATCATAATAGTTTGCCATTACTTCTGCTACTGGTTCACCCAATTTTCCAACCCCTATCATTGCTACTTTTTTGTTCATATGATTATTTACGCTTTTATCTTAACATCATTAATTTTTTAAAATTATATTCAACCATTGGTAATACATTATTTTCAAATTCTAAAAATTCATCATCTGTATAATTATACAGTCTTTCAATTTCATTCATAATAGCTTTTAATCGTTCTTCATCATTTTCAATAGAATCATAACTTTCATTTATAAAAGGATGGAACGTTTTGTATCCTCTTTCTCTGAGTACCTTAAGAGAATTAGGGAATCCAACTAATACAAAGGGCAATTTTCCGGAAATAAATTTAAATGTTTTTTCACTAAAAAATATGCAATCTAATTGCATATCATTTTTTAATATGTCCATATCTTTCGTGTCAGCAAAAAACTTTGTTTCAGTTACTATACCAAAATATGAATTATTATACAAATGTGAATCATGTATAAGACCGTGCGGGTCACTTATACTTAATGATAATCTCATTGGAAATTTATCTATATTAGACAATATTGTTTTTTCAACGTCTGCTGCTAACATTGGCATCAACATATGCATGTGAGATATTGGTGGCATTTTGGCATCAGCCTCTGCTGTTATATTATCTGATTCATTTGCATTGAGATACATTGAAAAATAAGCATCATCTAACAAATTGCGTTTTATTGCTTCAGCAATTATATATAATCTATGATATGCAGGTCTTCTATTAAAACAAAGAAATTTTTTCTTTTTTATAGACACATTTCTTATCAAAATGTTTGTATAAAAATCTAAATTTTGTTGTATTTTATCTCTAGCATGATATTCATAAGCATTATTAAATATCACTTGTAACGGAATTAAATTAAAAGTAGCACAATGTTTTAAATAATATCTATGATTTTCTTCACATTCGATGCTTCCGGATAAAAAGGTAATATTATCTAAATTGATATCAAAATTTTTTACTAATAGTCTAACAATTTGATCTGTTGATAGCAATCCACGTAATGGTAACCCTTCTCCTGCACAATCAAATTGTATTGATAGATTATTATTAATAGAATAGATTGAGTTTATACAATCTGCAATAGTACTATAATTTTCATCGGTTAAAATAAAATTATCTAAGTATCTAGTAGCAACAATAATTTTTTTATTATTCGTATCGTGTTGTACGATTTGACTTAAATTCATAATTTAGTAATCCACGCCTTACCAAAATTTCTTCTTCTAGCAAAGAATATTTGTTCACAAAATCTTGCTAAACTCATATCTTTATCCTCAGGAAAATCAAAATAATATGTACTATCTTTAACTAATTCTGTTCCATTTTGAATATAGCCTAATAGGTCATATTTAAAATTTATTGTTTGCGGGTATAGACTAATTCCAGTGTAATCTACCAAAAACTTTTTTTGAAACAACATAAGTTCATTGTGTATATCTTTTGGAATTTCAAAATTTTCTTTAAGAAATTCATCAATCATTTCAAATACATGATTATGTTTACCCTCACTATGTATATTAATCAATGTGCTATGAATTAAATTCCATCCATGTATTTCCATACCTTGAATAGGTATATGATCAATTCTACCATGCTTGCTCCAATTGCTATAATGTTCTCTAATACGTTCCATTTCACTATTAAACCATGGATCACGCTCAATATGTTCTAATAACTGTTCATAAAAAACTTCATATTCTATATTTTTATACTTACGCAAAAATCTACTAATATAGTTTGTCATACCATTAATATGAAAGGTGTTTTGAAACCAACTGAATATTTGAGCATCTATCATTTTATCCGCAGGTAAATCTTTAGTAGATACAACTACTTCTACCCCTTCTTGAAGTTCATGCTCATTATAAGTACCCACAAGATAATCATATACTATCCTGCCTTCAAGTTTGTATAGCTTACGTTGTAATAAATTCATTTCAGCATTTTCAAGCAATTGTGCTTGATAGATAGTTATGCCAGTGTGATTACCTGCTTTATATAATTGATAAAAGTTATCTTTCCATGATGCTAACGATTCTCCCGGCAGGCCCAGAATTAATTCAGTATAAAGTGGAATATTATTTTCTTCACACATAGCAAATACTTCTTCAATTGCATTTGTGCCTAAATTTTTACGTTTAATTATATCAAGCACATTCTCATCCATTGTTTGAACAGATAAGTTTAATCCTATCTTAGCCCCACCCTCATATATAAGTTTTTTAACAATGTCTACAATTTCACGTTTTTGATTTTTTGCCCAACTAATAGTATATGCTTTAGGGTTATCATATTCTTTTTGTACTGCAATCAATTTATCCGCAATGATATTATCACGTTCTGGGAAAATACCAAAGTTTGCATCAGTTATACTTACAAAATCACATTTGTTTTTTCCTATCCATTCTAATTCATGGAATACTCTATTTAGGTCAAACTTTTTAACTTTATTATATGTAAGACTTCCCCAGTCACAGAAGGTGCAAGCATAGGGACATCCTCGATTAGTTTCTAACGTTGCATTCCATCTTATTTCAGGGTGTTTACTCATTAATTTATCAAACACCCCTGTTAAGTATGGACTAGGAATAACATCTAAATCATCAATGCGAACGCTATCCCCAGTGTCTATTGTCTTACTATCGTTGTTTATTAATAATCCTTTAATAGAAGCATAGTCAGGGTTGTCTTTTAAATGTTCTACTAATATATTCTTAAATGATATTTCGCCCTCTGATTTAACACATATATCTAAAAAGGGATGATTAACAAAAAAATTAAGTTTTTCTATTGGATATTCAGGCCCGCCTCCAACAATAAAAATGTTTGGATTGGCTTTTTTAAGTTCTCTGGCTAGTACTGCATTATAACTACGATTCCATATGTATGTACTAAACCCAACTATATCACTATGTCGTAGAATTTCTACTATTTCCTCAATATTATCCCGGCGCCATATGAATTCTCCTAACTCATAAGCATTGGATATTTCTGTGAATTGATTAGCATAACACCAAATTATAGCAGGAGTATAAGGTAAGTAATAAGCATTAAACTCCTTGGGACCTTGCTGAAAATTTGGGTTAACAAAACTAATTATTTTTTTAGGCATAGTTACGTAATTTTATAAAATCGGCAAGTTCTTTACCGATCACTTTGTATCCTTCTATGGTTGGGTGTGCGCCCTCACAATTTGTCAAGTATTTAGCGGGCCAATCTCTTTTACTATAAAACGAATAGTATCCTCCCCATTCGTCTGGTTTCATTAATCCATCTAATTCTACAAGTTTCTGCATAAATGCTGTATATGATGTAGTATTATGTAAATAAGAATTTTCCCAATCAAATTTATCTGCAAGGTAGCCAGCATGTTCCTTAAGATAATCATTTGATTTTTGTGACCTGTCATGTTGATTAAATGCATTAGCTACTACTACTTTATATCCATATGCCTTGGCAAATGTTTGTAAATCTAATAATGCCATCATTTGTTCACTTGCAACAAATTGTTCGCTCCACAACTGTGTAGCATATATTTTCCATAGTTCTTGTTCACCACCGCCATGTCCCACTGACGGCCACATTGTTCTCCATTTGTAATGCGTATACTCCCCAGTAGAATAAAAATCATCGGGTGCAAGTGCTTGTCCTGCCATTGATGTTCGTCTTAGTCGTTGAGCAAAGAAATCAAAACGTTCAAATCCGCTCATCATTAAAACAATAATACCAGTACTATTATTAAAATCTACCTTATCACAGAAGTGCAATTGATGTACTGCACCTCTATTACCTATTCCTCTAGCACCCAAATTTATAGGAATATGATCAGTAAAATGATCACGGCATAAGACATTTACCCAACTGTTTTCATGTTCAATTGCACGTAAATAGTAATCATCCCGTCCCCTTACTTGAACTCTTCCACCATGATCTTTCCAAACTTGTTCAGGGTATCCTCCCTCGCCTTGTGTCCAGCTGCAACCTAACCCTATTATGTATTTTGTCATTAATAATCCTTTTTGTTTGATTCGATTTGCGTAACAATCCAGTTATATGTTTGTAATAATCCATATTCTAAATTCTCGCCCGGCGTCCAATTAATCATTTCTTTAATTAATTTATTATGGCTGGTCCTGCCTCTGACGCCCATTGGACCATCTACATTGTTTATTGCTATACTCTTGTTTACTAATTTAGCAATTAAAAAAACAAGGTTGTTAATACTTATCATGCGTTCACTACCTAAATTTAAGGGTACTTCACATTCGCTAGCCATAATACGTTGCATACCCTCTATACATTCATCAATATATAAAAAACTACGTGTCTGATTACCCGGACCCCATACATCTATTACACCGTGATCTTTACACATCGCTATCTTCCGACATAATGCTGCTGGAGATTTTTCTTTGCCATTGTTCCAGCTACCTTTAGGTCCAAATATATTATGAAAACGTGCAATACGTACTCGCATACCGTAATTACGTGCGTAAGACATATATAATCTTTCGCTAAATAATTTTTCCCAACCGTACTCACTATCAGGTGCAGCTGGATATGCACTTTCTTCACTTAGTAACGGATTACTAGGATCTGTTTGATTGTGTTCAGGGTACATACATGCGCTACTGGAATAGAAAATATTCTTTACGTTTTTCTTTTGCATTTCATGCAATATGTTTAAATTAATCATTGCGGAATTATGCATTATATCTGCATCATGCTCCCCGGTAAAAATATACCCGGCGCCGCCCATGTCAGCCGCAAGTTGATATATTTCATCAATATCACTTGTTATTAGTTTTTCTACATTAAGTTGATTACGTAAATCCATAATGTAAAACTCATCTGCAATATTGTTATCATATAATGGATGTTTTAAATCTGCTCCAATTATATAATGACCTTGTTTTTTTAAACTTTCAATTAAGTGCGACCCAATAAAACCGCCGGCTCCGCATACTAATATTTTCTTCATTGCGCTATCCTTTTAATTTTGTTTTTAATGATGTCAGCGGTTTTTTTAGCCAAATCTATTTTCACCATATTATAATTATGTTCCAATATTGGTTTTACTTTACGTTTAAAATCAAGTATCTTTTCATTATCCCAGGAACCTATATATTTGCAAACTTTAATAATTTTTCTCATTCTGGTAATTGGATCTGGTTCTTCATCATAACTTTCATCCCAAAATTCACCAAATGTCATAAATTCAAATTCACGCATAGACTTTAATGCTCCATTAACCCCTACTATAATAAATGGATGTTTTTCTTTAAACGGTTTAAATGATTTTTCAGTTAATGTTAATTCATCCATATCAAAATTAGTTTCAGTTATTATACTTACCAAACTATTTTGATAAAATGGTCTTGCAGCCGCATCATGATCTCCGCACATTCTTCTAATATCTGTTTCGTCATCAAGAATTAATGGTAATTTTTGTGTAAATTTAAAAATATCTAGTGGGTCAATGGACGTTCCCTGTATCCAGTTTGGATCTATTGTATCAGCAAATGGCAAAAGCGATTCTGGATCCACTTTTCCCATGCTATAATAACTTCTATTTATTAAATTTTCCTTTTCTAATCCCAATGCAAGTATACTTCTATGTAATCGGAATCTTCTATTCCAACATAAAAATAACTTTTCTGGAACAACTTCAGTATTATATTCAGGATTTGGAACTGTAAATATGTGTGAAGCTACTGTTGATTGTGATATAGGCAACGAAATCATAATCATTCTATATTTACTGTCATTTGGTATTTCATTATTATCACACCAATCATTGTACAACTTTTCTGAATTCATACACCCATTTAAATATATAATTTTTCCCATTGGTATTTTATTAAAATGAGAAAAATATGAATGCATTGCATGTATCTGATTTGGTTTAACCCAGGCTTCAGCAGTGCAATCTATTAAAAAATATCCTTTACCAAACCGAACACTGTGTATAACTGAAGGAGGGGTATGAGAAAATTCAAAAAGTCCGGAATTACCATAAAAATAATTTTTAAAATCTATTCGCCAAGTCAATGTATATGGATATATAAAGTATTCATCTGGACTAATATCCCATGTAGGAGCAAGCGTGTAATCTTTATTTTTATGAAATACTCTCCACCACAAATCATCAGACCAAAAATTATGTGAAGTGGTTTGTGCACCTTCAGCTACACATGCAAAAGATAACACATTTGGCAATTCTGTATTAACTATGGGGCCTCGCGGCCCTATCCAACTATATACAACTTTAATAGGGGGGTTAATAAGTAGTGACATAATTAAATTTTTTCTTCTATAAATTTAGGGATTATAATATCTGTGCCACAATGGCAATGTTCTTTTTTACATACTATCTGTTTTGGGCCGGCACGAGAAATATCTTTTAATATATGACCAACATATCCTCCCATGCCACAGCTTGCTAAACTCATGTCACCAACAGGATTAATAAAAATAGCATCACCTACATTACAATTCCATCCTTTAAAGAAGTTGTTTCCAGCAACAATTATTTCATTACTGTTACATACTTCACTGTGACCATCGTTATATTTATTATAGCTAACGGTGTAGTTAGTTCTTTTATCTGGTTTTGTTTTAGTTTGCTGATGTTCACTTGTACATTCATTAATAAATTGAGTCTTTGCAGGGTCTTTGTATGTCCAGGGCCCTGCATTTACACTCATCTCATCGAACAACGGTGTCCACTCTAAAAAGTAATTGGGCATTACTGTTTTTAAATGCTTTCCGTACTCTACTACTTCCCAGAATCTTTCTTCATGTAATAGCATCTTAGTGGCTAAATAATTTACTTTATCACATAAGAATATACTGTTTTCTTCATAGCGTTGTTTGTCTGCAAACTCAACATGGAAGCTAGCCACTATATCATCAAATAGATAATGATTCTTTTCCCACCATTTTAATGGACGACTTAAATTTGTATTAACAGCTAGTGTAGCTTGTGGTAATTCTTTATATAACCATTCACAGATTGGGATAAAATTACGCCATGCGGTGGGTTCGCCGCCGCTAAAGAAAAACTTAAAGTTCTTATATCCAACTGCTTTATAACGATTAATAATTGTTTCTAAGTTACGAATATATAAATCTGTATTCCCATCATTAATATCAGTTCCTCCCCAATTACCCGGATTACAATAACTGCATTTGAAATTGCAATAATTGTTAACCTGCCATGTAATGGCAAGATAAGGCTCAGGGGCCTCGATTGCTATTAACTTTCTGCCCATTCATAAACCTCTTTTAATTCTGGTATAATATCAACTAATTTTTCATTTCTAAATTCATCTAATTCATCATTAAATTGTTTAAATTCTATTATCCCACCTTTGTTTTCTTCTCCAACATGTAAATTGTAAATAATCATTTTAAAACCATGATATATCTCATCATTTACATTCTCATACCTATTGGCATATACACGATATAATTCAACCAATCTGCGTTTGACATGCTTAGGTAAAATCATAATATTTGCATACCATGGGTTGGTTGCTAAATTGAATCTAGGACTAGATGTTTTGTCATCAATGAATCCTTCTTTAACCATATAATCAAAGAAATCAGGAAAATCAAATACATTCCAAATACTAATAGTTGGCGTTATTTGAAATTGTGCATGTGGAACTTGCTCCTTTAAGGATTTGATATTTTTAACAATTCGTTTCCAGTCTGTTCCTTTTCTGATTGCTTCTGCTACATCGCCTTCAGCATCTAAACTAGCCCATATTTTTAATTGTGGGAACTTTTTCCAGTAACCAATTAAATCTTTATCTTTGTATTTTAATGAACTAAAGTTTGTTGTGTAAGTTAATTCAACTTGATCTGTTAAACCATTTTCAATCCAATAATCTAAACATTCATAATGTTCCGGAGTAATAATAATTTCTCCACCTGCAAAATAAACTTCTAATACATCTTTTAAATAAGGTTTAAGTTTGTTCATAAACCCCATTTCTTCTGCTGAATTAATTACAACCTTTTTGGTATTGAAATATTTTTCATATGTATCAACGCCGCGTTCATCCACAAACTCTTGTGCCCAAAGACTACTACACCCTGGTCCGCAACTGCGACATTTCATGTTACACATATTACTAAAACGCAAATCCATATACTTCATTTGAAATTCAGAAAGAGTTCCATCATCTGATGTGTTCTTTGCAATCATATCAACATATTCAAGTCCTCTACGTTTGTTATGACTTTGACGCATTGTCCATGTACCCATTAACTCTAAGTCATAGCAACGTTTGCAGGCTTCTACTGGCTCATCACTAAGCATTGCTGTACGCATTTTCTTGTAATCTTCACTATTCATCATTTGAATAATAGACTCATCGTTTTTAATATCTGCCACTGGCATATTGCTATCTGCTATACAACAGGGCATTACTCTTCCGTCGGGCCATGAATGAAAATGCACCCAGGGTAATACACAAAAATGTTTACCGTGTTTAACTAAATTTTCTACTACGAGTGTATCTTGCATTTTTACTCCATCAAGTCTTGTAATTTATTTAATTCAGGGAAAGTTTTCCAGAAACTTTCACCGCGTATCCTATCACCTGATCCAGTATGTAACATAAAAGTTTCTTTGTTATCAGCCCAAGTGTCATTGTCTTTAGCAAAGTTTATTCCATCATTAACTAGACGGGATAATGAAGTATGATCATTTTTATTATTCTCTACCCATATTAATGCCTTATTAGCTGCTTCAACTTTTAATTCTTTGGGTAAACTTTTAGCACCATAATAGCTAGGATGTACTGCTAGATATAAACTATGATACCAATCTTCAGCACGAACAATACCCTTGCTCTTTAAATACGAATAGAATTCGCCAATTGTTGCGTAATTAAATATTGAAAAAACAGTATTCAATTGAAACGAAACATAATCTAATTCTCTAAACTTTAGTAAATTGCTTTCTACTAAACCCCAATCTGTTCCATGACGCAACCATTCAGCACGTTCACCATAATGATCAACTGAACACGACAATTCAATCTTCTTAAAGTGTTTCCACATGTCTAGTAAATCATAATCTTTAAATTTAATGTTGCTAGCGTTTGTGTTATATCGTAATGTTATGTCAGTACGGCCTTTGCGTATCATCTCCTCTAGCATTATATAATGTTCTTCAGTTAATGTGGGTTCACCGCCTGCAAAATAAGCTAAGTCAATATGTTCTACTTGTTCTAATACTTCACGTAGTAGATTACCTTTTTCATCAGCATGAATTACGATAGGATGTTTTGGATCATGATTGGCTCGCATTTCTGCTCCCCATTGACTACTAAATTCACTTCCACATGTTCTGCATTTGAAATTGCATATGTTACTGAATCGTATATCAAAGTAATGCATTTTGAATTCAGGTACGGTACCGTCTTCAGTTGTAGTTGGCACAACTGAATCAAAGTGTTTACCAAAGTGTTCTTTGCTATAATTTCTAAAGCTATGAGGACCTGCTTCTTCGTGTTTGTAGCAAAAGTTACATATTTTGTTTGGCTTATCAGCTAGCATATCCAAACGCAATTGCTTCATCTGTTCGTTGTTGAAGGCATCTTTGAGACTAGTTTGTTTAGTATTTCCAAAAGGTACAGTATAGTCATTGCTACAGCAGGGGTAGATATCTCCCTTGGGAGTTACATTTAAGTGTACCCATGGGAACATGCAAAAAGTTTTACTTTCGTTTAATAAATATTCTTTGTTCATAATAATCCTGCTAGTTCAGGAAAAGTTTTACTAAAATCTTCCCCTCTAATTTTATCTAATCGTTGGACTTCATTTTTAAATTCATTTTTATTTTGTTCCCATATATTTTCAGAAAATAACCAGGGTAATACTTGCTCTAATGAAGCTATTTGATGTTTTGTAAAGTTATGTTGTTTTAACAAGGATATAGATTTTTCTATACTTTCTTTACCTTGTATTTTGTATTCTTCAGGTAAAATGTGACATGACAAATAGATTGGTCCTGTCATTCTATATAATCCATATGTCGGATCAATAGGGGAATACATTTTATTATTAATTAAATATTCATAAAATTTATCGAATGTCAATAAATTAAAAATGCTTAATACTGTATTAATTTGCATATTAACATATGGCAATTTTTTAATATTAAGAAAATTTTCTTCTATTGTTGGCCATACAGTTCCATTTCTTATATATTCCGCACGACTTCCATAATGGTCTATGCTGGCACTTAATTCAATATTTTTATCAAAATGTTTCCATAACCCTAGTAAGTCTTTATTTTTAAATTTTAAATTACTCAAATTTGTGTTATATCTTAATTTTATGTCAGTTCGACCTTGTTTTATCATTTCTTCTAATAACACATAATGTTCTTCAGTAATTAACGGTTCTCCGCCTGCAAAATATGCAGTTTGCATAAATTGAATTTGGTCTATTACTTCTTGCAAGAATTTTGGACTATCATTTTTTGGATGAATTTTTGCGTATGTTACTTTATTTTTTAAGTTCTCTTGTTCCCATTGGCTACTAAATTCACTAACACACGTTCTGCATTTAAAGTTACATATATTATTGAATCTAATATCAAAATATCTCATTTCAAATTTTGTTATTGACCCATCTGGTAATGTATTGTTTATAGCTTCATCAAAAAACTTTCCATAGTCTTTATTTGCTGATTGTCTAAAGCTATTCCCGCCGTGTAATTCCCCAACATGACAAGAATTACATTCTGGATTTTTAACACCAGCTAACATATCCATACGTAATTCTTTCATTTTTTCAGAATTTACAAGTTCCATTAATGGTTGTTTAGTAGAATCTCCCATGCCTTTTTCAGTTGAAATCGATGCAGAAATACAACAGGGCGCTGCTACTCCAATTGGAGTAGTATATAAATGTACCCATGGCAACATACAAAACGTTTTGCTTTCTGTTAAGTGATATTCTTTATTCATAATGGATTTAATTGGTTAGTTTCTTGGCACAATTTATAAAAATTCATATACTCAGGAAAAATAGATAACATATCAGTATCTCTACGTTCGTCTAATTCATTGAACCAATTATAAAAATCTCTACGCCCTTCAGTTAATTTATCTTCGGAATAAACTGTCTCTGCCATGTAATCTACTACACGTTTGAACTTTTCATATTCAACTGTAGTAAACTTATTACTAGCATTGTCATCTACATTTTCTTCCATAAACTTTAATGCATCATGCATATAGGGCATGAATTCTTCTTTAGGAAGAATGTTCATATCATACTGTATTGGGTCACGTAAGTATGGAGTATCAAAGCGAACTCGGTGATCCTTAATATCATCATACCACCCATACTGCTCACGCCATTCTAAAAACTTAGCTAAAAATTCTTTAAATGTAGTTACACTAAAGATGTTAAACGTAATCATAAACGTTATGGGGCTATCAGTTCTAGTAAGATATGTGTGAAAATTCTTTTCCCATAATTCCAAATTTAATCCAGTACGAATATATTCAGCTTTGGGTCCCCATGTGTCTAGGCTAGTAAATAATTTGAATGACTTTATTTTCCCATCATCACATAATTGTTTTACACTATCACTTAACTTTTCAACAAGAGCCGTTTTAGTGCCTAAGTTACTATTAATATTTAACTCTAACCATGGCATAGGATCTTTATCAATTTCTTTAAGCAATTTCCAAGTACTTGTATGCATAGTTGGTTCGCCACCTGTTACCCGCATAATATTTAATGTCTTGCGTAATTCAGGCCACCACTTCCAGAATGCATCAACGTAGGGATTTTCTTCTTCACGCTGATATAGTTTCATCCAATCAACATCGCAGCGATGGTTCTTTACTGTTGTTACAGGGCCATTAACTTTAATTTCATTATAGAAACTAGTAGAATACTTGGGATGACAATAGCCACATTTAAAATTACATTCGTTACCAAAGTTAATCTCTAAGTATTCTGGATTGATGTTTTGATCCCAAGGACCCTTGACTGTTTGTTCATATCGTTCTTCTGTAAAGATAGATGCATTACGAATATGACGGTCACTGATATATTCTGGACCCATTGCTTCAATGTTCCAGCAATATTGACAGCCAGAAGGTTTACCACCTTCAAGCATTAGTTTACGTTCTTCTTTTTTCTGAATTGTATTATGCAATGCAGATGGATTATCTTTTAATTCTATTAGAGGAATTTTGTGCGGCTGTGGGTGATAACAACTATGTGTCTCACCTGATTGTAGATACATAGTTACATGATGAAATTTAGCAAGGCAAAAAGTAGGACCTACTTCATTCTCAATCTTTATTTTAATGTCTTGTATGCGTTGGTGTTCACTACTCATTACCATCCTTCGATTCTACGAATAACATCCATCTCAGTTACAAGTGGACCTACATTGTATTTGTCAGCGTTGTAGTGACGTTTAAAAAATTTACTTTGAACTTTGTCTAAAGCACACATAGGTAACCCTAATTTTGCACTTAATTCAATGCCGTATGTTTCTGCTAATATCAAAGGATCTTCATTCTTAACTTGTTCCCACATGGTTGTATAGTTATCAAACCACTGAACATTAGTATGTTCCCAATCTGTTAACATAGTCATGTGAGTTCCCATACGTGCGCCCATAATTGCCCACTCTCCGTTATCTACGTCCATTCCCACGTTGTGCCATATTGTTAAGTTATTGACATTACGATTAGAAACTGTTTCTCTAAATGTATTGATATCAGGCTTAGCTCCTTTATCAAGAACCATCTTTACGCCTTCACGAAATCCTGCGCGCCATGCTTGAAACGGAGTATAATTGGGATAAGTAGTAGAATAACAATCATGCATTGCCCAGTATAAATTATCTTTGCTGTCTAAACAGAAATCAGCAATACGGCTAATGTCACCTTCTGTTTGATTTTCATGTGTTTGCATATTAGCAACATACGTCTTTGTCCAGCTACTCATGCCACCATTACCATAGCGCAATCCGTTAATACTATTAATTGCTTTCCAACGATATTGTGCTAATTTATATTTAGGATCTTTATCAGTAAAATTTAATTGCATATTGAAAAAACTTTCGTCCGGCATGTTATCACCGTCAATTAAAATAAATCGTTCTGTATCACTTTCTTCACCTGCTGCTTTATGAGCAGCATCAGAGCCTTTAACTCCGTCTACTCGTTTAGCCCAGGGTATCATATTTTTAATTTTAAGCCAAAATTCTTCTTTTTGTGGCTCATCATAACTTAGATAGATACAATCTAAATCAGCAACATCCACAATATTTTCAAAATTCATAAACAGTTAACTTCCAATATTGTTTTTCAACTTCATCTTCCTCAGATACAATAACACTTAGGTCTTCGCTAGCACACAACGTTCCGTTGTCACTAGGTGTTAGTCTAACTATAGTTGCGTGACTAGAATTTTTAATGATTCTACCATCGATAATTCTTAAATCATATCTAGCTTCAGCAAAAGTTTGAGCATCTATAACTATAAAGTTACCTTCTTGTAGTTTATCACCTGAATAACATATTATACTACCTAAATCATCATAATACAACCTAAATTCGGGCTTTTCGATAGTAGGTGCATTCCAAACAAACATAGACTCATCATTATTTTCTATCATTTTAAGTTCTCCAGTATAGTATTTGCAAAGTGCTTAACATGATAGTGAAACGGGTATAATTGAGGAATTGTATTTATTCGGATAGAATGAGGTAAAATTTCAGATGTAAATATATCTGTCCAATCTTCAGACGGGGTATTATTAATATATTGTTTCATATGAATCATTGACATTGCTTCAAACTGTGGCAGTGTAGTTTTTTCAACCCCTATAATATGAGATGCGATTGCATAAACCCAATCAGTTGATGCTAGTTCATTTACATTACATTGTAGTGTGCTGCGAACATCTTTCCAATTTTCCCAAATAGTTCTTGTAGTTTCAAAGAATTGCTGAGCCAATGGTGATTTCTTAAAATATGTAATCCCGTTGTAAGTATTAGGTAATTTATTATCAATAATGAATCTTCTATAAAATGTTACATCAGAATCTTCTTGCATAAAATTTTTTATATTAGTACAAATAACAACATCTCTATCTTTCAATGAATCAAACCAATATTCAATTGATTGGGGAATATACATATCTGCTTCTAATTTGATTGTGTATTCATATGGACTAGCTTCATAAACTTGCCAATCATTTTGCAATTTCCAAAATGTGTCGGGACATTGATCTCCGTACGGCAACATTTTGGTTGTTATAATAGTAACATTAGCATCGGGCATAGCACGTTTAATGCTAAGTTCCAAAGCCCGGGCGCATTTTTCATAATCGTCTCCTTGCGCCATTATTACAAAACCTTTATTATTTTGCATTTTCAATGATCCCTACATACAGTTCTTTATCCATTATGTGAAAATCTAAATCATTAATTGTTACATATTCTTTGCGAATTTTACCTCTTTGCCAATTATCAAATGTTACGGTGAATTCTGAATCTAATTCATCTTTATTAGATTTATATATTTGTGTATTGTTAGCTATGTGTAACAAATTCCATGGGATAAAATCACGGTTATCAGTTAAATGTCCATTAATAATACTCAATGCAATAGTCAATGAATAATCATTTCTATATATACCTGTACTGAATGAGTGCAAATTCATATAGAATTCATAATTATTCTGTATCATTTTCATGCAGTTAAAGATATTATTAACTTTGGTAGTTTTTTTAAATGCAACCACTGTGGCCCAAAGAGAGTTATATCCATAATGACTTAATTTTTCTTGTCCAGAGTTAGGCTGCATTAAGCAGTCAATCGTATTATGGCAGCAGAAATCATCATACAAGTCAAATATTTTTAACAATTTTGATGAGTTTACTACATAATCAACATCCAATAACAATGTTTCATCGTAGGGTGTAAATTCGTATGCTTGCCATCTGCCCTTATTAATCCATGTGCCCCATACTCGTGTATTATTTTTGTCAGGAACAATTTTAATTACTTTATCCCAAACATAGCTAGTATTTTTTGGAAATGAATCTTCATCAGTAACAATTGTTACCGGAAGATTGAGAAAATGATTTATGCGTTTAGCAGCATATTCTGCCATATCATAATAATTAAATTTCTCAGTATTAAAAGCAAATAAAATTGCGCCTCGGGTCATCTCTTGCTTTCAAGTAGTTGCCATTCATTATACCATTGTTCCATGGTAGTTTCGTAGATTTGTTGAAGTTTTTCTAGTAGTTGTTGGCGATCTACCTTAACTGGGCTATTAAAGGTGTCCATAAGAACTAGCGTAGCTGATGAAAAGCTATTGAGCAATGAGATTGTTTCGGCATCCGCTTTCCATAAACCACCTTGTTCGGCAACGATTAGTTTTGATTTATATTTTTCTGCTAGATATGCTTTAGCCGAATTATGATTGAATCTTGCTTTTGATTCAGCAAGTAAGTTTTTGATATCCATCGTACTCTCCTAAGAGTATTTAGATGGATATCATGTTGCCATAAAAAATTATGAACCCGGGACAGATGATGTATTGGCAGAAAGTGTGACTAATCCCCAACTATTTGCAATATTAGCTTGTTCAGGATAAACTACAGTTAAAACTGAATTTGAACCCGCTGCTGCTGTCAGACCAGTGGAGTTAAGTTCTGCCCAATTACAATATATAGTAATAATATTACCGTTATCGCTATTACTTCCTACAGTAGCAGTAGTTGTTGCAACAATATTTATATTAGTATTGGCATATCCAGTTGGTGCTCCTGCTGATGCAATTAATTGTTTAAAAACTGTAGTATTGGATGTAAGCAATCCCCAATACCCTGAATTAGTTGAAATTGAATTTACTGTTCCACTTCCACCTATTTTAGTAACACCATTGTATGAAACTGTAGCGACTGTAATTGTTCCGGAAGAAGGAGCAGAAACAACAACAGTACCAATGGCACTTGCAAGTGCGTTTAAGGAGTTATTAATTGCTGTTCCAGTGGGATGACTAAAACTTAGTTTAAGTTGTCCACCTGAATTAAAGAAATACCTTGCGGCATCACCATTAGCAAAACTGGCAGTAAATGTTGCAGTAATATTACTTGCCCAAGTTGTTGTTCTGTTAGCATAAGCAATAGTAGATGTGCCTTGTGTTAAAGCATTTAATTTATTAGTGAATATTGTACTTATATTAGTAGGAATATTAGCCTGATAGATAATGGTCCCTCCAGCAATTGGGGTAATTACTGAACTAAGTGTAGATCCTTGATGTGATGCTGCACATGCAGTAGCACTTACTAAATTTGCCCACTGCCCTACCGCGGCAATACTAGTGCCGGGCGCCACGTTAGCTACAGCAGTTTGCCCATATCCTGCTTGTCCTCCACCTGTTGCCCATGTAGCATTAAGTGTAGTTGAGGATGTAGTGGGGTTACCTCCTACCAATGCGTTAAAATCCGTTGCTGCTATTGTTCCAAATTGTGCGTATGACATTTTTTTAATCCTTATTTAGATACAGTAACAATTGCTAAAACTGTTCCAATACTATTTGATGTTTTATTTTCTAATGCACGACCAATAACATTAAATGCAGTTGCTTCACCGGTTTGAGCGGCACGAGCCATTCCGTTTCCTGCACTAACTAGACGATCACCTTTCTTAACTATACCAGTAACTTTAACTTGTACACGACCGGTCATAGCAACTGGAGGGTGAGTCCTATTATCTCCTGCACCTGAATTCATTAAGTACGCAGCAGTATCTGAAATAACACCAAATATATCTTCACTCAATTCGTATCTTACACTAGTGATTTCTTTATCGCCACCCAATTCAACAACAGTACCTGCATCGTAATAAGCATCTGCTTCAAATCGTTCTGCCAAGTCAGCGTATGTTGCATTTAATCTACTGCTAGCACCCAACGTCCAGTTACCTGTAATTTGTCCTGCTGTACCTGAACTACCGGCTGTAATTGTTGTTGTAGTAACACTAGATGGGGAAATTGCCCCTGCAAAGCGTCCACCAGAGACATTAGCATTGGATAAGTATTCTGATACATTGCTGTTGTTATATGTACCTGCAAAACTTACAGGATTTCCATTTGAATAGTAATAGAAATCTGTTCTGATACCTAAATTTGAAGTACCCGGACCAGGAGGGATAACAAGATTACCATTTTGAATTAATAAACCGGTTCCTGCTACACTACCAGCAGTTCCGCCACCGTTTAATGTCCATGTACCTTGTATTGTGCCTTCGGTTGCGTTTGCACCTGTAGAAATAAGTTGAGTATTGGTTGTTCCAATATTAGCTGTGCCAATATTGGCAGTTGTTATGTTAGCAAGAGTAGCGGTAACATTAGTAAACGCGCCAGTAACTCCACTTATAGTTCCCGTACTGCCAATGTTTCCAGCTGTTATGTTACCGGTAACAGTTACCGCACCAAATGATGTTGTTCCTCCGCTTGAAGTAGAAGTTAGCGACAACCATGATGATGCCACAGCACCATCACTAGGGCAAACTTTTAATGTGCTAGTGTTAGTATCAAACCATAACTGACCCTGAAGAGGATTTGCTGGAGGGCTACTGTACGCAAAATTTTCTATCATATGAACAAAGTTAGTGTCCAAATATAATCCGTAGCCGGCGTAATTCCTACCCGGAAGCTGTAGTGTGGTTGCACTTACATTGAGTGTGCCGTCAGCAATGGTCGTCAATAATTGACCATTGCTTTTTAGAATTTGATATGCCATTTTAAAATTACTCCGATATCTGTTATTTATCTTAAATTGTTACTAAGTTAGTCAGACTTTGAATCCTAACCGTGTAATCTATTTGTATCTGTCTATTTAAACTCTTTTGGACCGGGTGAAAAATCACATGGGTCAATAATCTTGTTATTATTTGTCCTGAACTATCTGTTCCATAATTAGCAAGTAAACCCAACTCATCAAAAATATAACTAGAATCAGTTTGTGTACTATTATCAAATGCTGCCTGGCCAGATGGTTCTCCATAATCTAGCAAACATTGAACCAAAATGTCAGTATAATACTTTCCTGTAGTATGAGTAACCGTCATCTTATTACGTGTAGGATCTAAGTTAAACACGCTAGTATCATCAACAATTTTAGCGTAAGTTTGATTATATAATGCTGCATTTTGTCCAGTTACGTTTGGCGGCAAATAGGTGATAACTCCAGTATCTGACACACTAGCACCACCGTTACCAAACGCCATTTCATAGATTTCACCGTATCCGCGACTACTTAATGTATCAGCAATGGCCTCAGACATGGTTTCGTAATTTATAGCATTTTTCTTGTCTACAAATACTTCCCCGTTGTTAGGGTCATGGATTTTAATAAATCCTTCTACTTTGTATGATAGTGTTATTACTGACATTTAATTATCGCCTCTTTTATGTACTAAGATTTCCTTAGTATTTGGGTCTGTTATCTTTATGCCGGAAGAAAAATAAAAACCCCCGTGTTCGTTAGGTTTTTTCTCCTGAGCAGTAGGTTGTTCCTTATTTTCTTCCAGTTTTTCGTTCATATATTTATTTATCTTTAAGTTATATCCGTTCTCAAGAAACCTGCTCCCAATGTATCGCTAATCTGTAATGGGTCGCCGTCAACTGGATTGTAGACATAAGAATTCCATCCCTGAGAATATAATACGTCAGTCATACGATTACTAGGTATCAATCCGTATACTTCAGTATACAATGGAATATAAGTTTGCGCCCCGGTTCCGTTTGCACCTCGAGTTAAATTAGTTACAGTATTATTAGACAAATCACATTCTCTAAATCCAATTTGCTCACCGTTAACATATAACAATCTACCTTCAACTGAAGTAAGAGTCAAGGAATTTCCCGCAGAAACTTGTGCAGAAATTTGCAAGATTGGAGCAGTATCTTCAATAACTATTGAATAATTGGTAGGGTCTACAAGAGTTGTAGTGGTATTATTGTAAACTACTACGTGACACAGTGCCTTTTTATTTGACGTTAATCCAATATTGTAAACTCCGTCAACCGCGACAGGACAAGTGACATTTTGTACAACATTATGAGTAATATTAGTTACATCATTTAAGTAAATTATACTATCAGTATTTTCCAATGGTTTTGTTAACCAGGTTCTAGTCTGTGAGTTTGCTCTATAAACCGACGGTTGATTACTTGTTGTTACATTTAATAAATAAGTTTCTTCATTTGGGGTAGCCGTTGGTATCATACTAGTTATAATAACTACATCTCCAGTTTGAATAGTTGTTAAAATACTTAAATTATTATCTTGATTCATTCTTAATGATGAAGATGGGACTCTATATCCATTTACTGTTACCCACAATCTATCAACATTTTCTTGTTGAAAATATGAGTCAATTGTAAACAATTGATCCAACCATACATAACCACCAGACACATATGAAGATACATTAGTAACAGGATGATTAATTACTCCATATGCAGGATTATATGGTTCTGTATACAAATCAAATTCAGTATTACTTATTATCTTGGCGTAATATGTATTGTTGTTTAACTGAGTTGATCCCTTTACACCATCAATACGAACAAGCGCATTTTCTGATAAATTATTATCAATTCCAGTGATAACTCTAACTGCTACTAGTCCACCACTATAAGCATACAAGTCATTACCAGAAGTATTAGTTAGAGTAATTAATGCACCATATTGATCTTCTATAGTAAAATGAGTAGAGTCTAGTTTTTCTCTAACAAAATAAACTTGTCCAAGTGTGCTTATACCGCCTAAGTTTACTAATAATACTGTTCCGGTACCCACTCCTCCACCGGTGGTCGATGCAGTAAATACATCACCCACTGCATAATCTACTCCGGTGGTTCCTGCAGCAGTGTTCCATTGCAATTGAGTAGTGTTGCCCAATGTAATAATTTCATATTGATATCCACTCACCAATGATGCATTAACAGTAAAAATAGCAGACTTAAATATTATATCTTGCCCAATTGTTAAACCACTAGTGGAATTACATATTATTGAGTTGTTAGAAGAAATAGTACCGGATACATTAATTGCTACTGGATTACTAATAGCGTTATCTATTCCAACAATATTAGAAACAGTTAGCCCGCCTACAACGCTGGTCATTGATCCGCTAGCGGTTGTAACTTCTAATGGTAGACCGCCTACTTGAGTAGAGATAACAAATTTAGTAGAGTCTAATATTTGTGTTATGTAATAAGTTTGTCCAGCAACTATACCACCAATAACATTTTCAAAAACTATAGAAGTATTAACAACTAACCCACTAGTTGTGCCTGATGCTAATGTTAAGTAATACAATGACTGACTAAACAATCCCACTGTGTATGCTGTTCCGGTTCCATATCCAGTTCCTATGTTAGCGCAAGTAAATGTGCTACCAACAGAATATGTTATTGCAGAAGTTCCTGCAATAGTATTCCATTGAGTATTTGTAGTGGTGCCCAAAGTAACAATAGTATATGGTTGCCCTACAACAAATGAACCAACTGTTTGGACATTCGCATCAAATCCATCACCGGCTATAATAGCAGATCCAGTTCCAGTTCCTACACCAGTTGCAGTAAACGATACACCTACGGTATTTGAAGATGCCCCAATTAAAGTGAAGTTTGTGTTTGCACCAGGGGTTGGATATGCATTATTGTTAAGTGATTGTATAGTATAGCGTTGTCCAACAACAAAACTTCCTGCAAGTATACCATAATCAAATGGTATACCAGTTGCAGTAGTATTACTAATAGTAATACTTGCGGTGCCTACCCCTGATCCTGTAATATTATATTGTGTATTAAAATATTGACGTTCAGTTAAGTTATATGAGGTTACAGCAATAGTATCTCCATCTGCCGGCGGTGAATTAAATATTATTTTATTGGTTATAGAACTTATTGTGTATGCTGAATCATTTTGTCTTATTCCGTTAACTTCTACAATAGCGTTGGTTGGATTATCTCCACCTATATAATTTGTTAGAGTAAAAGATGCTGCTCCGCTGCCACCGGTAAATGTTTGTATTTCAGGCAATGTATAACCATACTGTATTGGGTAAGTTTCTCCAAGCATAGTATATGCTAGATAGTCTACTGTAGCATCATATGCTGCTGCAAATACAATTGATGCATTAATCCCGTTATTTGCTAAAATAATTGAATAATCGTTTGTAATTAGTGTAGCACCACCGGTAGCATTAGTTAATTCTAAAGTAGAACCGCCGGGTGTTAATGATATAGTAAACTCATTTGTATCATATATTGTTTTTACATAATATACTTGTTGAGGTACAATTATATCGCCAAACATAGTGTCACTAAACACAATTGGTTGATTTAGAACTAAACTTCCAGTTGATATAGTTGTTATAGTATTAGTGATTTCTCGTGTTCTAGTAACTACACTTGTAGTACCCAATGACAACAAAGAACCATTGTGATATACAGCCGGCGGCGACCATGTAATACCAGTGCCAACTTGTATAATGGCATCCATATATCCAGTAGCATCTGACAATGCAAAAGTTTCACCATTAACTGTAAGTGAGACAGTGATTCTATTTGTAGCTCCACTAATAGATTTTACATAATACACTTGATCTTCTACAATATTACCAAACACAGTACCACTGAATGATATTGGACCATTTAATACAAAGTTTTTAACACTATCGCAGGTGATAGCGTCAGATGAGGCATTAGTTGAACTAGCAATAGCATATAGTGGAACAGTAGTAGGCCTAATTATGCCGGATCCTTGATATATGCCGGCGGTATAATTTGCATTAAGATAAATCTCATTAAACCCAGTTGTTTCATTTAATCTAATAGGATTAGCATCTGTGTTTGATTTTACTAATTGATCTCCATTGCCAACTTCATATACATCAATTCTTAATTTATCTGTGCCCGGATTAATATAATTAATAGAATTATTCAATGTTACTATTTTATCAATCCAGTTAACAGTATAATCGTTACCTACATACAATGTGGTGCTTAACCCAGTTGAATAATCAATTACAAATACACTTATTTGTGCAGGAACAATTGCTGCATTAAGAAAACTATAATCAGTTTGATCACCTGCAGCAGGAGTCAATTCTAACGAAACTACGTTATAGCCAACATGTTGGTAGATAGTTTCATCCCAGTTAGTACCCGGACGAGTATTAGTAATCATTGTGATAGTATCAGATACTATACCCGGCACCATTTCTTCAGGACCATACCCAGCAGTGAAAGTATCACCTTGAACAGTATATATACTTTCAGGAGTTACAAATTTAGCATAGTTTGTCCAGGTTGTCACATTTGTGCTATGCAGCACAGTGTTGTCTAATCCAACAACTACATATTCACTATTTGTATTATTCCATAACACACTTTGTAAACTTGATGTTACCCCTGATGTTTGAGTAGTCCATGTTACCCCGTCTGATGATCCTGTTTTTATAACTCCGTTGTCACCTACTATAACAAATCTATTATTGACACTATCCCATATGATATTGTTTAAATTGTCATTCCCAGTTGAACTTGCCTGTGACCAATTGGTAGCATTAAAACTAGTATATATTATACCATTGTTACCTACTGCTACAATAGTGTAACCGTTTGATGCAATTGAGTTGAATCCATATATTGTATCATTAAATGATATTTGATTCCAAACAATTCCATCTCTACTAGTAAATATTATTCCTACATTTGCTGTAAGTGCGTTGACAATTTGTTGTCCTAATCCGACTGCAATAAACCCAGTAAATCCACTCGTGTTTACATGAGTTACTCCATTAAGTACGCTAGTAAATTCAGGATTTGTAAATCTATAGGTTTCAGTCCAACTTGCTAATCCCACTGAAGTAATGATATTATTTCCTACAGCAACATATAATCCATTATTATACGTAACACTATTCATTAATAATGGTATAGTATCGTTAAGTACGCTTAATGTGTTATATGAAGTAATAGTACTCCAATTTATACCGTCTGTACTTGATAGTACAGGAGTTGCACTATTGTTGCAAGTCATAACATAATTTGTACCTGTGTACAACATGTCAGTAATATTAAGTGTACTATTTGATAATTGAGTAATTTCCCAAATTCTACTAGTTGGACTTAAGTTTATTGATGAATTATCACTAGTGTCTGCTGCACTTACATAGTTTGTACCGTTCCAAACAACTGCTTTTAGATTTAATCCTGTAACATAGAATGGTTTATCTATTAATATAGTATCAAGTGGATATTCATCTGCTGGGGCAAATGCATTGCCCAAATATGTTGCGTTAGGATAAGTTATCCCAGTTACCAATTGAGTTAAATCTACTCCCGGCATGTTAACAGTTGGATCATAATAACCTATTATTCTGTCTAATGCATTTAATTTATTATTTCCCGAATCTAACAATTCCCATTTGCCAAATATAAATTCAGGATCATTATTGCTTATAATACATTGATACAATTGTTTATTGTATTTTACAATACTTGAACTAAAGAAGAATGGTTCTGGTAAGAATGCATAATCACCTAATTTAGCCATGGTCATTGAACCAGAAGAATTGGCTAGTGCAAATGTGCTTCCATTTGGGGTAGCAGAAATAGTCACTGTAGTTGACGTTGGTTTATCTAATATATAATAAGTCTGTCCTAATACAATATTACCAAATACAGTTCCAGTAAACACAACTGAATCATTAATAATAAATTCGGCAGAACTCGTTACAGTAATACTATCAGTTGCTGATTCTGTTGATGTTGCTGTGGTAGAAGTTACTCCATTGAATGGGAAATTTTCTCCTGACACGGCTGAGGTCAAATTAGGATTACTATACACTTCTACTTGATTTACATCATACACCTTGAAATAATATTGTTCATTGTTTCCTGCAGGAGTACCACTTGCGATAGTACTAACTACTCCGCCACTTGAATCAATTGCTGAAATTTGTAACGTTAAATCATTTGCAGGATGAGTTCCACCAACAGCGGTGCCTGATATAGTAATAGTATTATTAACTGCATATCCTGATCCTGCTGAAGATACAGTAGCACTATATCCACCCAATATATAACTTACATTAAATGTAGGAGTAACATTTACTACCTGCGTTAACGTTACTGAACCAGTAGCATCTGATAATGTATTGCTTACTGCAATATATGGTTCACCGGTACCGGTCATACTTCCATTATCTGTGGTAAGTGTGACGGGGGAACTGCTATCAATTGCATCTGCGACGGTGAATCTTCCTGTTCCTACAGGAGGACCACTGTCAATTGTATGTACATAGTAAACAATATCTAATACTATGCCACCCAATGCTGTTCCAGTAAAATATAATGGCATACCAACGTATAATACATCAGTAGTATTAGGGTTAGAATCTACCGGCAATGTTAACCAATTTCCAGTAGTACTAGTATTAGTAACTGTTATTGTAGTTATTCCGGTTGATTGTACAATGTACGGCCCTCCTGACGTAGTGAGTCCACCAATATTACTAGCAACATTAAATTTCATATTGTTATAAACATTGGTTATTCCACCACTCTTATTAGTTAAACAAATTCTATTAACAGTATTCAAAGTTGCTGAAATTTTTCTATTAATTAAATTAGAAACAGTTCCAGAAACACCGGGATATGACTTAGAGGTGTCATATAAAGTAAATTCTTGACCATTGATTTGACCAGGACTTACCGGTAAGCCAACATTCAATGTCATTGTTCCAGTTGCTGTAGTTAATGACACAGTGTTTAGTTGACTTGTAACAGTACATGAGCCTGTAGCATTGGTTAGAGTGAAAGCTGACCCATTAATTGCAGTTGAAATAGAGAATGTAGTATTTGAGAATATTTGTCTTACATAATATGTAGTTCCTGCAACAATTCCACCAAATGTAGTTCCGGTAAATATTACAGGCTCATTTATTGATAAGTTTGATGTACTAGAAGTTGTAATTTTATATCCTGTAGCACTTGTTTCTATTGCAGTTAACATTAATGCATCATTGCTAGTAGATATTGTAAAGTTTTGCAAATCAATCACAGTGGTTACATAATATGTTTGATTTTCTGCTATTCCACCAAATACAGTGCCGGTAAAGAATATAGGAAGTCCAGGATAAAAAGATTTTGTGCCACCTTGTCCTGTTACAATTAACGGAGCAGTAATTACATTTGTATTTTTTGCTGTTGCGGTTGCTGTTCTAATACCATCATAATTAATAGTTAGTAAAGCTATATTAGTTAATTCACCTACATTTAATATGAGCCCAGTTGCGTTAATGGTAGCTGATGTTAGTGGCAATGTAGAACCAGGTATACCGTTGTTTACAGTAGATGACATTGTAAATCCAGTATCTTGCATAATTGATGCCAACCCAGTGCCGCTAGCAGTTGATTTAACTACTATTGTATTTCCTACTGTATAACTTACCCCGGTTGTACCTGCTACAGTGTTCCAGTTAGTTGTCCCTAAACTAACAATTAAATAACTATTTCCAATTTCTAAAACAGAAGAAGTTGTCACTGGAGTTGCTCTGCCAGTACCCACAGTAATGTTCGCAACAACTATTGCATTACCCACCGAGTAAGATACCCCAGTTGTGCCGACCACATTGTTCCAATCAGTTGTACCTAAATATTCAATTATATAATGTTGACCTATTATTAAATTAGCAGAAGTGATAGCTGCATTTGGCAATCTAACTAATGATTTAACATAATAGGTAGTATTAGGAACAATTGGACTACCTGAAGGAACTCCGCTTCCAGAGAAATACACCGGCATCCCCACGTAGAATCCCAATGTTGATCCTAATACTCCATCAACAGGTGACCCACCAGGACTTGGATTAATTCTTACTGTATCTGGGTATGGTGTAGTATTATCATATGTTTGAACAGTGTTTCTGGTACGTGAAGACCAAGTTAATGTTTGTTTGTTTTCAACATCTAATATTTCAAACCCAATACCATGTGCGCTAGCCAACATTGAACGTACTGGTTCTGATGCGGTTTCCTGCGTAAGTGGTAATAGAATGGATGATGATGATTCTCTAATACTATCATTATATGATCCTGCATAAAATGAACCATAGAACCCGCCCGGAGACCAATCAGTTACTTGAGAAGTATATGAGGTTCTGTCAAATTTTAATGTTATACTATTTTCTCTAACTGGAATTGAACTTGTTATACAAGAAGCAACTGCGCCCGCACGTAAAGTTTGAGTTCCTGTACCAGTGCTACTAAGAGGAACACGGTCATGGTCATTCAATAAAGTAAAATATGTATCGTACAATGCAATAATAGTAGATGGAGTAGTTTCTAATACACCCACGTAATATTTTTGTCCAACAACTAGACCACCGATTGCAGTAGAACCTACTTCAGGATAATATATTACTAGGTCACCGGTCTGTAATAAAGGAGCATTGATTTCAATTGTATCATTTATTATATTAACTTGTGAACTATTGGCAGTAACAATAAATGCCGGGTCAATTTGTATTGTTGGCAGTACCGCATATCCCTCACCTGGGTTAATTACATTGACCCCTATCACAGAATCTAATGCCATGATTGGTTCTAGTTGCGCTGCTACTCTTGGTGCAGGGTATATTGTAGTGTCGATGTATGCTGTAACTCGAGGAGGCTCAGAATATCCTCTACCTGAATTCAATACTAATACCGGTGGCAAATTAATAAAAATTTGTGCTCCGGGTATATGTTGTTGAATCTTAGTAGTATTTGCACCTCGTAACAATCCTAACAATTGGTTAGTTGCTAAATTTAAATCACTATATTCAATTTCTTCAGTTCCAATTAATATAGTTCCAGTTACTGGAAATCCTGAAACATTATCTACATATATAGAACTTGATGACAATGAAGCATAGGATGCTAATTTAGTAATAGGATAATTATTTTCACCTACAATACTTAATCCATAATTGTTGAACCATTGGCTGTACGGTGCAGTTTGCCATATTGGATTAATGGGTAAATATTCAGTGTCACCGGTTGGATTAGCATATACTAATTCAGGTGTTATAAATTGTTGGACATCAGTATGATATTCAGAAGGTAAATCAAAATCTGTTATATCTCCTTCAAATATATCGGTTCGAGTATACTTAAATAAGAATTCTTTAATTACTACGTGATATGGTTTAACTTCATTAATATATCCTGCTAAGAAATCTTGATTGTCAGACCGGAATACTTCTAAAGGAATTAATTCTCTTATAGTGTGAGTAACATCCATCAATGATGTTTTGTTTAACCATGGCAGGTAGTTTTGATTTTCAATTGTTTCACTTTGTATATATTCAAATAATAAAATTAAACTATTGTTTCTAAAAATTAACAATTCATTAGTGTAAATTTCTTCATTTAATGCACGAACAATATATCTAGTTTCTTCACTCGGGTATTCATCATATAAATTGGTATCAAAGAAATTGTCTCCAAATCCAATTCTAGCGGCCGGATAATCCCAAAGATAACTACTAAACGCAATTGTTCCATTGTCTAGTCCGATTCTTGTCCATGTGCCAGTGGCTTCTAAAATATACGTTTCTCCATTGCCTGCGCTATTTGATGCTACTTTTACAATTGTACCAGCGGCTACAGTTAGTGTGGCCAAATCAGCATATAAAGGAACTTGTAATGATGATTTAGTATTATTATTATATCCAGTAGCCCACCAATTTATATAAGTCCAATACTTAGTAGTATCAAACTCTGTACCTTCTAAGAAAGTTAATATGGTTGCGGTGCCGGTGCCAGTTCCTAATCCAGTTGCAGTAAAGACTACTCCTACAGTATTAGATGTTGCACCAATCGATGTAAAATCCGTAGTTCCTATTGTTTCAATTGTATATACCTTACCTATATTAAAATTACTTGCATTTATTGTAGCATAGGTTGTAGGATTTACTCTGTACAAGAATTGGGGGTTTCTTATTTCAATTATAGGGAATTGTGCCAATACAGTATTAGCATATTGTAAGTAATTCTGTAATGCTCCAAATCTATTATAGAAGAAACCTTGTCTTGGTCTAGCCAAAACACCGGTTTGTACTAATTTTGGCAACAACGGGTTAGGTACAACAGAACCAAAATTATCAACCCCGCACATACTATCTAGCATTCTATTGTATAGCCCAGCTGGCTGAGTTATACCCACTGCTCCATGATATTGATACGCAGCTCCGGATCCTGGAAACCCCGGTAAGAAATCATCTGCATAATTTGCTCTAATTAAACTATATTGATTATGTGCTACATCATCGTTAGTACCAGTTGCATAGCCAAGATGTAATGTAGTATCGTTAGCGTTTATATAATCTGAACAGTTATATAAACCAAATACGTTTGGCAACAATGGAGAAAAATAACTAATGCCAGTACCGAGCGGGTTGGCAATATATAATTGTAGTGTGCTATCTGCTAATGTTTTATCTCGTTGAGTGAATACAATATTTGTATTTCTTGCCCAGAAATAATACACAGGGACAACTAATCCTTCAGCATTAACAACACCTGATACACTATAATTGGCTATGTCATATGGAATTCCGGGTCCTGCATATTGATAAGGAGGAACATTACTTGTTACCCATGAATATACTGAAACATCACTTCCCGGGAATACTCTACCCCACCATTGGCTGTTGTAACTAACATCATTTTGATGATAATTCATAAAGCGAGAATTGGTAGTGTTGAACCACAATGTTCCTATTTTATCGGCTCCCCATACTAAATTTCCTTCTGTATATCCTGGGCTGTTATATCCAGCCGGATCAACATTAGATATAACATCTATGTTTTCTTGTACTGCACCTAGTAATTTGCCCTGCAATGGGTCAAAATAATCTAAATTAATTAGTGTTTCATTGGTTGACGCACTATACAACTGTATTGGCCCAATTCCGTTAACATCAACTATATCACTTGTACTTCTATATACTGTCCAATCTGGAGTACCGCTTGTGCTTACATAAGTAACTACTTGACCATTGGTGTCATTAGCAACAATGTTTGGTGAGAAATTAGGAGTACCAATGGTAACACGATTGCTGTTAAAATCTAATGCAGTGCCATAATATGGTTGTGATCCGTAATCTAAATCTTTAGCATTTGTACTTTGTGCATATACGAATTTGCCCGGAGCAGTTAAATTTTCATTATATGTAGACAAATAATCAAACATATATACTGCACCCGCGTTTGTGAAAGTATCTACCCACTGAGTGGCGTTATTATCAAAAACAGTATCGTTGTCTAATTCATCATCTGTAAAATCAAAGGTAGTAGCAGAATATCGTGTACCTACAGGTGCGCTTGCTATAAAAGATCCGGAATTTGATTTATCAAACTTAACCGTCGTTCCAAATTGTGTACGACCTTGCAAGTGTGGTGAATTGATTACTTGTGTTTCTGTGAATATTGATATTCCCATTTCCTCATATGTTGCAGAATCCAATGCTACCAATGTTAATTTATTGTTAGGATTACTTAAGTTAATGTTAATTAATTGAATTATTAATTTACCATTTAATGCGGTAGAAGTAATATTAGTAATATTTGCTAAATTTATTGTGCTTGATGCTGTAGTTGCATCTCCTGCAGGTAATGTAACATTAAATCCATTTAATAATATTGTTCTATCCATAGTGATATTACAATCATTAGTACCGATAATTATACCATAGCTTTCACCACCATTAGTAAACCTATGTACTGCACCTTCATAATTTTTACTGTTCAATTCAAACGGCGCGCCAACTAATATTTCATTTGCAAACTTATTAGTATCTACGCTTGTACCAAACTCTACTCCAACTCTAGGTGTTAATCCATTAGTTAATGTTTGTGCTAACACAAAATTATTACCACTAATACTAATAATATCACCTGCATTAATTAACGGAGTATTACTGTTACTGTATGCATATAAGTTTGACCCAATAACAGCATATGTATTATCTTCAATTAATGTTCCGTTAACAGAAACATATAGTGGTGATGTTTGTGCGACTACACTCATTGATCCAGAACTGTTCGTTAATGCTAGTACCGTACCATCGCGGGTTAATGAAAGTGTAATATGTGTTGAATCTACAATAGATTTAACATAGTATACCTGATTTAATGATATACCACCAAACACTGTGCCCGTAAATACCATTGGAGTGCCGGCGGCACCGTCATGTAAACCAGTAACATTATCCAATGTTATTGCATTACTACTAATAACAGTGGCAGTTTTAACATTAGGAGTAGGTGTCCATGTTAATCCAAATTGTAATGGAATATACTGTTGAATTGTAGACTGTGCTTCAAAGGTTTGAACGATCCTATCAAATACATAAGTATAACCGTAATTCTCTGTGGCTACATCATAATTCTTAAAAGGTGTTCCAATAACTACAGTGTCGCCGTAATAATCAGTAGATATAGAATAACCAAACTTATCGTAATGTGGATATGTTATTGCATTGTACGGAGTTGTTAATCCCAACACATCTCCGTCAATAATATATGACGCTTCATACAAATCAGTAACCACTGACTTGCGCCACACATGAACGCTGTTATTATCAATATCAGATATGTATAACCAATTCTTGTCCCCTGACAATGTAGTAGAACTACCCCAGTTTGTTACCCCAAGTGGCGCAGGAATTGTCTGATACAAATCAACACGGTTAACTAATAATGTGTTTATCAATTGATATACATAAACATTTTTAGCACCTGTTGGCTCAGAGATTATAAACAAATCATCTGCGTATGAAATGTTAGAACCAAATGAGGCGCCATGCGCTATAGTTTGATTTAATAAATATGCATCAGTAAAGGTATCATATTTATATCTGTACACCTCGCCGGCGTCTGCATCTCCAATCAAATACCCCATGTCAGTTGTGTATGCTACCGCACTACCAAATGTTTGACTATTTGCTTTTAATATTTCTTTATTATATTGATAGTTTAAACTTTTACGAAATACAGCCCAGCCACCGTCATTATTTGTATCGACCCATACTTTTAATTTATTAAATTCGTTATCCAATAAAGGCAGATTTTGAATTTCCGGAGCAGTTGCAACACGTTGCGATTGCATTTTAAACCCAATTCCGTTACCAGTGACGCTTCGGATACTAGGGTCTAAAGAAAGATTAACAAGTACACTAAACGGATCTACTACCGCTGCTACAAGATAATAATTGTTAATGTTTGCATCAAAATTAACAATTGCAAACAGTTGATATTTTGTTAAATTGTGTGCGTTACTAAAAGTTATAGTGACTGTGTTGTTTAAATTATTTGTAGCATTTACTACCGTTCCCAAACTAGCAGGAGTGTATACTTGCCATTCTGACAAATAATTTGCCAACCAAACATAATCACGCACATAGAATTGATTAATAGGTATAACAGTTCCAACTGAATTTATTGCCAATGGTAATCCAGAATAGAAATAGCTAGCCATCTTAACATCATTAAAGTTAACATAGCCGGCAGTAGGAAATAATGTAGAAGGTTGACTTGGTGAAATCGTAGGTAATATATTAGGACTATTTACTTGTCTACCATAATTTGTAATACTATATAACGGTACTTCTTGTTGTACTCCATCAGTGTTATATGTCCCATTAGTTAATCCCACAATAGATGGATTGCCTGTTAGAGAACTTTGTTTTAATTTAAATTCAACAAAGTTGTTATTTAATATACCACCAAACTCACCTGATTTGATAGCCCAATTTTCATAAACATCGTATTCGATTCCGCCTTGTGCTAATGTTGCTCCCTTAAAGGCGCTAACTGCATTTAGAGTTCCTTTTTCTTTAATTAAATTTTGATAAACATTAACTTGAGTTATATCGGTAAGATCGGCTAATGCCATATAATCTCTTGGTCGATATCCTATTAAACCAAAACTTAATAAGTCAGCATCGTTTTCCAAGTTAGCATTATTTATATCATAATATAATGTACTTTCATATGAACGTGTTTGACTGTTGGGCAGCAATCCTTTTTGTATTTCGTTGTAATCAGTTTGTTTCCAATCACGCTCATCAAACAAATCTTTTGCTTGAATGATTGTTAATGCAGTCCAATATTTATTTTTATATTTTACTATTGAACCTTTAGTATATTTTATTTCTCTATTCCATTCTTGAATATTATCTTGGTTGAGTATAAATCCTGCTGCATCTAATGTGCCATTCCAGTCGGCTGTTTTAGTTCCTCGTAAATAAATTCTATTTTGACGCAACCCAGTTACTAAATTATAAATTATATCATTAAACAATGTTACATTATCAAAAACTATACCGTGTTCGATGTTACTAACATTAAATTGTCCGTATGCAATAGTGTCGCCGGCGTTAGCAGGTGCTGCTGTAAATAAAGTACCATCACGTACAATTGACAAATCAATTGATTGTATTGGATACAGATTTTGATTTAATACAAAGTTTAATTGTCTAAATGTTAATGGTTGTATAATGTAACTATCTTTATCAAATGAAAATATATTTGCTGCTGGATTAATTGTAGTTATATTACCAATCTCCCATCCAATTTGATTCCAGTATAAAAATTCTGAAATCATTTGTTGCCAGTTAACTGGAATTCCATTTTCTATTTGGTCAAACTTTACACCCTGCTGTTGTAAATAATCTCCATAACTTATTAAAAAGATTGCGACTTCTTGTGCATTATAAAATACAGTACCGTACGGAACTACTGCTGTATTAGTAGAAAAAGATGTAGGTATAGTTACTGTTTGTCCTTCAACCTGCACTTTTTCATATTGTCCGTTTGCCTTAGGTACTGATATTTTAAAATAAGCATTAGTTTGATTATTGCCGTATACTTTATAACCATTTTCTACAAGTTGTATAACTACTCCACTATATACAATTCTATCAAATGGTTGGTTATCATATAATAATACGCTATAGCTTTCATCAGGAATTAATAGTGAACTGTTGTTGCTATTTGCTGAACTTTTTTCAACATAAAATTTCAATAATGTTTTATCACTGAATCCAGCCAAACGATATACTAAACGAACATCTAGGTTATTTAATAATGTAGTTATATTTGTAGTTGCATCTACCCCAACTTGTTTCTCAAAGTCAACAATCCAGTTGATATAACTAGTGGCAGGGGTACCTAAACCATATATTGGAATGTCAGTAACTATTAAGTGACTTCTATCATTTACTAAATATTGATTAAATTCTTTATTGAATTTGTAATTATCTACATCCACACCCAAATTAAAGAATTCTGCTGGCTTAGTTAATGCAAGTATACGCATCAAATCAAATGGCCATGAACTACTTCTACGATAGCTAAATTCAGCTGGGCCAACGTCTCCTACTTGCCAATCACTTCTAAAAGTATTTTCATCATAATCTCCAAGTATTGATAAGAACGGAGATAATAAATTACCACTACTATCTACCGGCAACACATCTAATAAGCCAGGACGAACAAATTTAGGTAAAACTATACCCCGACCTGTGACTGGATCAATTGTTCCCCAATCTTCACCTGCTGCTAAATCTCCCCACAATACTAAGTTATCACTTGTATACGGTGCAGGACCATAACGGCCGGCCCACCATGATGGCTGATTATCATATCCTATCATTTCCCATGGCGTTGCATTTGGAGTTGATGTGTCGTAATAATATAAATATAATCCTCTAAAATATCCTTGCTGTATAGGCTCAGCATTAAGTTTATTTCCGTTATTTTTATAATTATATGTAAATTTATTACCAGGATTAAACAATTGTGTTTTGTAATCTATTCTATTTTGGCCTATCCAATTTAAAAAAGATTCACTATAAATTTGTAAAAATTCATTATATGTGTAATCAGTGTTTCTAAAGAAGCCCGGTAATACTTCATATAATTGTACAGGTATTACATTACTTAATTTTAAATTATTATAAACACGAGTTTCATATTCAAGTAATACTTGATCTCTAAAATCAACTAATTTATTTGTTTCAGGATTGTAATCTCCGTACAATTTATTATATGAACCGTCATGTCCAAGAATGAAATATGTAGGAATAAAATAAGCAGTATCTAATACTACCCCCGGAATAGATGCAGGATATAAACCTAGCTTAGTAGGAGTATTTGGTGCAAAACTTCCATATGTTTGATTATATTCATTAATAATAATTTGATCATTTGGCAACAAGTCTAAAGTTATTGTTAATGATGGTGTATCTGTGCTTATTGTATAATCGACCCCTTTGATTAATTGAGTTTGAACTCCATTACGAATTAAATATACCAATACCCCATAGTAATTTGCAGTAGAATAATTATAAATTCTACTTAATGGATAGATACTAACATCTAGTGAATTTGCAAAACTATAAGAATTACTAATGTATGGTGCCTTTTGTGGCAACATGTCACTCCAAAAGAATGAGTCGCTATCAGTATGAGAGGCGTTCATTTTATCTAATGCATCATCCAGCATTACTGAAGCTGTCATATAATAATTATAATCAGTATTATTGACCGTATCAACTAATAAATTTTTAAAAGTAATATATTGTCTATTATTAAACAGCAATGAGTTAAACAAATTGTGATTTTGTTTACGTAAGAATGTGCCAGGCAATACTAACGAGGCGCTATTTTGAATAATTCTATTGCCCCATGGAACTAAATTGCCTAAATCACGATAATTGTTTGATCCAAATACTTGTCCAACTGTGTTAGGATTGTTGTAGAAAATACTTTGATATTGTCCACGAATATCACCAATATTAGCTGTTGTAATATCTTCATTTAACGGATTGTTATTTAAATTAATAGGTGTTTGATAATAAGCAGTTTGGCTTACTTGGTCACTTAATATCAAAACTTGTATAACAGTCTCAACTGCGTTAATTACTGGTATATTTATTACTGTTGAAGTGTCAGTTATAACCGTTGTATATTCAGTATCATTCAAATATCTATTGTTAATGTATACTTGAACTAATGGCCATTTTGTAGATATGGTATATATTGCAGGAATGTCACAGGTAAACAATGTGTCCTGGTTTGTTTCCCAAGTAAAATCAAAAACTTGATATTGAACACTAGGTGATACCGCAGTTTGCCACCCCAATTCTCTTACATGAGTTGTTCTATCAATATAATTGTATACATATCCAGTATTAACTTTTTGTGTTTTTGGTGTAATGCCATCCACGTAATTAAAAGTTTGACTATTCAATGTAACATCAAAACTTATATCTCCTACATTATCTACGCTACTATAGCGCAAGGGAAATCCTAATACAGTGTCATTTAACCCAGTACCAATTCCATATGAAAACAAGGTACAACCTGTAAATGATGTACTGAAATAATATTCATTATTACCCAAACTTATATCATTTTTATCAAATATATCAAATTTAGGTGCTTGATTTATTGTTGTTTTTTGCTGTCCGATTATCCATATAGCGCCGTCAAAATAGAAATCTTTTCCTTTATTATTATACCCTCTATAGACAGCAGTTTGTTCATCGATTAATACTTCACCGTCGGTTGCTTCTGTCAGAGTAATAACTGGAACTGAAGAACCGGTAATGGTAGCGAAATGAGAAACATATATTTTATTTCTTACCGATAACGTATCATCATTGGCAAAAATTATTCTTGATCCATCAAACAATGCATAGTTATCTAATGAAGTATCCGCGGTTACAACTGATGCCACTGACGTTGCAGTAATAATTGATTGATCATACCAAGATACAGTAATTATTGTATCAGTGCTTACTTTGGTTATGTCTGTGATAAAAGTAACTGAAGGCAATAATTGTGTAGAATCAGTTATATATTGCCCTACTTCAAATAATCCAGATATATCTGCTGTGGGAATAGTTATAGTGGTACTGTATGGATATATTGAAGTGGTCATTGTCCCACTACCACTAGTTAATGAAAACACAGTCCCTTGATTTATTGCAGAGATTGTAATATCAGAACCAATTATACTAGTAATATAATATTTGGTTCCAGAAACAATTCCACCAAACACTGTTCCACCAAACACAATAGTATCATTAACGTGTAATCCAGTGGTATTGTTTAACGTAATTTGGTTTGTTAATCCACTAGTAGCAGTAGCTGTTTTAGTAGTAATAGCACCAAGCACTGGTGCTATTATTGCATTATAAGTTGTCCATCCTGCAACATCAGGATAATAATTAGGTTGTCCTGCCACCTGACTAAATGCATCTTTTGTTCTAGTATCAATAAAATCAACAGGTGCTTTACCGTATACACCAGAATTAAATAATCTTAAATTTGGATAGAATTCAATTATTGGACGTTTTGCCTTACTGTTTAAAGTTTCTAATTGAGTAATCAATTCAGGTGTATTGTTATATAATGCAGTTGCATTAATTACATCTTTATGAAACCATCTATTGCTTCTTGACCAAGCATTTTTATTAATTGCATTTCTAGCAATAGTTATATAATCTGGTTCAACCGGAATATTTAACGTTATATCATAGTTACCAATATCATATGGTAAAGTATCATAAGGTATATATGTACCTTCTGAAAATAAACCCGGAGTAACTAATGTAGTAACTGGTATTAATTCTATTGCAGTTCCTACACCCTCAACATAATATTCTACGTTGTTATAACTTTCTGGATATATGCTACCCTGAAATAAAACTTTTAATCCGTTAGTAAATACAACACCATTTGGCGAAGTATAATTTGTTTTTCCTAAAACTTGTGTTAATATGTTTAATGAATTAGTAACATTACTATCAATTATTTTAATGATACCAACTTTGTTTGGACTAGATCCATCTTGATAATATAATCTATCTAAGATTGCACTATTATAGGGTATTAAAGATACGTATCCTGCAGGACTTCTATAAAAATTTTTATTTACATATTCTGTTCCATATATAGGTATTATTTTTTTATTAGTAGGGATAGTACCTGAAGGAAGTAATTTAATTTGTGGATTATCAATACCTCCTAATAATGTAATAGTGTATAATGTTGAGTTTACCGGAGTATAGATTCCTTCTTCATATAAACCTTCATTTATATTTCCAATCATTGTGCCGGTTGCAGCAGTTAATGACAATAACGGCACTCCACCAGGAGTGTTTGATGAGCCCGGAATTGCTATTGTAAATTGTGTGGGACTAGGTATCGCTGTAACTGTATAAATGCAAGGACCGGTTGTTGTTGAATACGCTGTCAATCCACCAAATTCAGTACCGGTAAATGTTATAGTTTGTCCTTCAATAAGGTCAAGTGTTGAATTACATGTTACTACGTTGTAATAAGTATTGGTGTTACCATCAAAGGTAATAATTGCAGAAGCCGCAGTAGCAGTAGCGGTAATAGTTAGTGGTTCTACAATAACATTGTGATTTGTATCGTATTCAGTTTCACTAAAAAAAGTCTGCACAAATCCAGCTTCATTTGGAATGCCGGTGTCATAAAACATAACAGTCAATCCGTCTAATGCAGTTACTCCGTCTATACCACCAATAGAACTTACTAATGCTCCTTCAACTTCACTAAATGGTAAATTAGATACCACGCCAACAGTAGGGCCTAGTGGGAAGTTATACTCATTGTATGCATCTTGTTGTGGGACTGTGAATGTTACTACACCGGTTTCTGCGCCGTTATTAGTAACACCCAACACATCTCTAGTTTGTACATTGTTTTGTGTTGGGCTATATCCAGTAACGCCCGGTTCTCCTTGTATCCAAAATTGACTATTTTGATTTACACTAAATGTATATGTACCACCGCGCAACAATGTTAATGTTGGATTAATACTTGCAATTGTAGAAGTTTGTGATGAAATTAAATATTCATTAGATACACTTTGAACTACATAGTCAGAAGTATTATACACAATATCAGTCGCAACAACTACTCGTTCAGGTCCAGTTGGCAACCAATAATATTCATTAAAATTAATAATTTTATCTAAATTAGTAAATGAATCCCATGAATAAAATTCGCTATTGAATAGTCTATTATTGTTTTCAGTTAACCCACCTTCAACCTTTAAGGCATCAACTATTCCTGGATAACTAATAAAATCTTGAGCAGTAGTATCATTTTCTTTTAAGAAAGCAACACCCGGTTCTAATTGATAATCTGTTCTAACCTTAGTAGGTTCAGTTACATAATAATCATTAGCATTAACTCCATATCCAAATTTACTACCAACGTAACCTTGTATTTTTTTAGTATTAGGTTCTGCCGTTAGTTGATCTAACGTAGCCTGTAAAAATTGACTATTAGTTGGAGTTTTAAATATTTCTGGGAGAAAATTTAATGTTCTAATTCTTGTTGCCATCTTTAAAATTCTTTATGTTATATATTACTTATGCTATCTGTAATTCAGCTGGAGTAAGTGCTGAAATTATGATTACATCGTTTGCGGTGGTTGCATTTACAAATATTTCGTATGGCAAACATTTAATTTCATATAAATCTCCAAAATGCATAGCGGGATCATTTGGTACTAATACACAAGAACTAACGTATTCACCAATTTGATTATGTATGTATGCGCTCAATTCACTAAAATAAAAAGTATCACCAAAATTCCAGTTATTAATATTAAAATAATTATCCATTTGTGATAATACCGCACTACGAATTTCGCTATCGCTAGCATTTGTATTAGAATTTTTAATAACTTTAATTGTGCCTCTTAAAGCAAGTGCTGCCTTAGGGCCAAATAATGGCTTAAACACAACACTATTCAATATAGCACTATCACTTAGCATTTTATAATCTTGTATTTTAGGATAACTTTGACTTAATTCATTTATAGTTGGTCTAGATGGCATAGGCAATGTGTCAGTACTATCTTGTATCCAATTTTGATAAGAAGTATAATATGATTGTGTGACTAGATACAAATCAATAATATTAGTTGTTGCAGGATCAATACGTGTAGTATTATTGCTATTATGTCTATATTGAAATTGCAATCCTTGACGACCCGGTTTCATACTATATTGCGGTTGTGGAACTAAAGTATAGTATGGCGTAGTAATAGTAGGATCTTGTACAGTTATATAAAACACATTATCATTATAAGCATAGAATAATTGGCCAACGGCATATTCATATTTTACTACTTCAATTTGAGTTTTAGTTGGATATTGATATATTACGTCAGACGATGGGATCATCTGTTCTCTAGTTAAATTAATTGCATCTTGCACTTGTTCAAAAAAAGTATATATACCTATGTTAGTGCTTCCTGTTACATATCCTGTAATTTGATTAAAAAAATCTGGATTTTGTATAATGCTTCTATCGTTAGTATCTATACTAGCAACTTCAACTTCAAAATCATTTATATATCCGTCAGAGTTAACTGTTTGTCCAATTATACTAGCAGCAATAGATTTATCCAATGGATAATTTGATCCTGGCTGAGTATTGGTTGCTAATACGTTTACATAGTCTTGTAATATTTTACCAGTAAAAGGGTCATATACTAATTTTCCTGCTTCAAAGGTAAATCGTGTATCTGCTACACTACCAAAATAATATATCAATGAACGATATGTTACACTATATCTATTGTATCCAGTGCTAGTAAAATTTACAAAATAATTATTTGCATTAAGTGTTTGCACTGACCATCGTTGTTGTGCTATTGTTAATGAATTATCAAATACTAATGAAAAATCTTGTTGCAATTGTAATTTTGTAATACATTCATTTATTACTGCATTTGATAAAATGTTACTAAATGCTGGCAATACTACAGACAATATTGCGCCAGTTGGAACGTATGCATTTAATGTAACCGGCCCTGTTCCATTGGCAAATCCCCCAACGCCATTATTATACCCATCACCTATAACATTTAATACTGTAGTCCATATATAAGTAGCATCAGTTGGACCTGGAATGCCACTTACCAATCTATTATTAGTATCAAAATAATAATGTGCAGGGGCATTAAATTTTAATAATGCACCTTTGGTTATAAATTTTGTATTATATGTGGAATATGTTCCAATTGCAATTGGTTTATTTTCACCATTAACAATATCATAAAAATAACCAGTAAGACTATTTGCATTAACAGTTTTGGTTTGCCAATATACTAAACTCTCTCCAGGATCACTTACTAAACTAGTATCAGTAGAAGGTCCAATTGCATATCTAGTATAATTTTGAATATAATATTGTAATGATCTATTATCTTCTAATATGGTTGATAAGGTTCCGGTTAAGAAAGTTATAATGTCACTAGTATTTGCAATACTCAATAAACTATATCCTTCGTTATTATTTAAATATATACCGCCGTCATTAGCAAAACTGTTTGTGCTAGAATATTTTCCTGTAGGATCAAGTAAATCTAAATTTTTACTTATACCAACACTACTGCGATTGATAGCTTTTGATTTAATAATTGAACTATATAAGGTGTAGGGGAAATTATTATAATCTTCTCCATTAACCATGCGATTTTGAGTATAGTAACGACTTGGGGCACGTTGTTTAATATCAGCAAGTGATTCTCTTACTTGTGCGTTTGATACAGGAACTTGTAATGCTAAACCAAGTGTTAATGTTTCTTGACGTCCAACTCTACTTATATAATTAATGTTAACGCTAATGCCTTGCATTTGTGTTGGATCAACAACATACGTTAATGCATTACCAGAACGAACATATGCTCTAAAGTTACCAACTGGGATTTCTCCGAATACTCCGTCACCAAATATATAACTTACTTGATCATTAAATCTGCTATTTACAGAAAAGATTTTTCTAATACTATTTTGAGTTTGAAGATAGGCGTTAGCATATACATTTTCTACTTGTGTCCATAATCCAAATGATCCATTAGCTTGACTAATTTGATATAACCAAGTATCAGAATTATTAATACCTTGAATATCAATATCAATTACTTGATTAGAAATTTGATTTTGTAAAGTAAAGTCAAAGTTTTGCAACGATCCTTGTTTAAAGTAAAAAAAGAATCCTGTATTTGGACTGCCGTATCCCAATTTATCATTACGATATAGCATATTAAATTTATTTGTGGGTGCAGGAGGTATTTCATATACATAATTTTCTCCTACTGTTGTGACGCTACACAATTCAAAATTCATATTTAATCCGTTAACATTAGAATTAAATGGTACAATAGGTAAACTTCCAGCGGGGATTTGTAAAGTATATTCGTCAGTTTTTACACCAAGAATTTGTGTTGAGTTCCCCGGAACACCCACTCTTTGAGTATTGATTAACGCAGCATTAATGATTGTATTATATTGTTCTAACCAATAGGGATTTGCAGGGTCATTCCATAATATTGTAGAATTGCTTAAATTAAATCCATTTAAATCTGAAATATTTTGAGTAGTTTGAATACTAGTTACTTTTAAATAACCCTGTGATTCTAAATTACGTTTAGGGGTATAACTTACTAAGTTAGCTAATTTGATAACCGAATCTCTACGTTCAGCCGTATCCATGAAATTTTCACGGGTATTTAAATCGTTACGGAAAGCAAGACCTTGCCCCATAAATGATATAACATCAAGTAGGGCAATAAATTCTGAACTTTCAATATAATCATTAAAGGTTTCAGGGTAATATATACGCAAATAATCTATAAAAGTCTTGCGTAATGTTTCATAATCATAACTTCTGAAGTCGGCCTGGTTAAAGGTTTGATAAATGGCTTTCCAGTCATTTACCCCAAATAATGCTGATTGTCTGCTGCTAGTTGCCATAGGTTATTCTCTTTTAAGTATTTATCATACATGAGAATCTTGGTTTTTTAGGGTTATTGAATAACCGCTTGATTTGTTGCATTATTAAAGAATACGCTTAAATCAAATGCATTATTAAAAGGAGCAATAGCCATTTCAATTTCTATTAATATACCGTTTTCATGTGGATATGCATTTACAGAATTTACTATCATCCTAGGATCTTGACTAGCTACCCTAAGTATTTCATTTTGAAGTTGAAATTGAACATCTGCTGTATTTGGCTCAAAAACGAATGACCAAAGAGTGGTTCCATATGCTGGATTTCCCACTTTTTGTCCTTGTTGTATATTCAATGCATTTATAAAATCTTGCACAACCAATGGGGCATCTACTAATTGAAATTTATTTCCAACAACATAAGGATTAATTGTGGACCCTACGGCTCCGCCTGTACCCACTGGAAGATTACTAGACCTAGGCTTATTTGCATTTATTGAACTATACCCGATATACGTTGCCATATTTTATCCTATATCTTATTTATTATTATTTACCCTGCAAGAATTGCTTTGCGGCCTGCACTAGTCTCATCAAGTATTGCGCCGGCTTTTCGCATTTCAGCAATTGCTGTCATCCCCAATTTATCAATCTCAGGGTCGCCTGCAGGCAACGTACTATCAGCCTTTTCATATGCTGCCTTAGCTGCATTAACTATTTGTTTTTGTTTATCATATATGGCCTGACGTTCATCTTCATATTTCTGTAATTTTGAACTAATATCATTAGCTGCTTGCAAGGCTCCAGTAGCCGCAGCAGAAATTGCTCCCGAAAAATTTGGTCCTGGAATTTTTAAATCACCCAATACTGCACCAATTGATGCGGTTATTTCGGTTCTATCAACTGTTCCTAAACCAATGCTTGGCATTTTAATAGGATCTGCGCCTGCTGTATTAAGTGAATTAATACTTGCTGATAATTTTGCACCAAGTCCTGCAGGTAGTCCTGCGCTAGCAAGAGAAGATAATTTATCTTTTCCGGCTGCCAGGGCGCCGGCTAATGCTCCGCCTGGGCCGCCAGTTATGCCAGCTAATGCTCCGCCTGGGCCGCCAGTTATGCCAGCTAATGCTGACCCTGCTGCGCCAGTTATGCCAGCTAATGCACTATTTGCACCACTAGCTAATCCGGCTAATGCACCACTGCCGCTGGCTGTAAGAGAGGCTGTTCCACTAGCAAGAGCAGAGGCACTACTTATACCATTTTGCACACTTGATGATATAGTATTTGCTGCGGCGCCAATACTTGCTAATACTGATGACCCACCCGCCGCAGAAGTTATTGCAGATATAGCTCCTTGTCCACCGGGCAAATTATTTACTCCACTAGCAAGAGATGCTGCACTTGGAAGTCCGCTTGTTATTCCACTTATTGCGTTGCTTGCTGCACTTGTTAGTCCACTAGCGGCTGCGCCTAATGCTCCGGCTATTCCACCAGCGCCGCTGGTTATTGAACCAATCGCACCTGAAGCCACATTAGCTATCCCTGCTGTTGCTGAACCTACTGCACTTGCTAATGAGCCAGGCAATCCAGATCCTGAAGCTGCGGCGCCGGCTGCACTGGCTGCTATGCCTGATAGATTAGATGCTGCACCTGCTGCAAAATCTGCTGAATTTTTTGCTACAATTGATAATGGATTTTGAGGAATTCCGGGGGCAAATGATTTAAATGATGAAGTTATTGCTGAGAACGCTGATCCAGCAATTCCTTTTGCTTTATCTAACAGACTTTCAGCGCCTCCTCCAATTCCTTCAAGTGATTTAGTTATAGAATTTAATCCCCCGGTTGCAGTTGTTGCTAAATTCGTAGCAAGACTTCCAGCAGACATGGCACTTGCAACTGCATTTCCGGCTGCTCCAGCCAATGCTGCACCTGCCCCACCTGCCAAGGCCGCTACTTGTCCACCTGCCAAGGCTGCTGCTCCACCTGTTACTCCAGAAATAGCACTATTAATTGAAGTCCCTGCTGCATTTTTTATAAAGTCCGCAGTGGCTCCAACTCCAACTGATGATGCGGCTGATACTAATCCAGCAACACTTGCTGCTGATTCACTACCAGTAATTGCACCAACGTTGGTTAACGCAGTTTGTGCTTTTTGCAAGTTAGCAACTTGCGCTCCAACTTGCGCTGTAATGTTAGTAGAAATTTTAGTAAGATTTTCTGCTCCAGCTACTCCTGTAAACAAGTTAGTTGTCATTGCTGATGCCACATTGGCACCGTTTTGTACTAATCCTGTAACTAAATTAGAAGCACCCGGTTTTAATATTCCTGCAGATTCTAATTGTTGCGGGGTTTGTGCTAGTGAACCCACAGCAGCATTAATTTTCCCTGCAGCATCTGTTATGACTCCGGATCCAGTTGCTACTACACTTGCTGCCGCTCCGCCGGCTGCACTAGCTGCTGCCCCTACTAATCCTGCAGTTGCGCCGGCTGTTAATGCTCCACTTGCAGCTCCTGCGCCCGGCACAGTTGATAAAGTAGATGCACTTGCTGGATTGGCTACAGCAGTAGGAGCTGCTGCATTATTAGCACTTGACGTTGCAGGTGAAGCGGGCGCTGGCAATGCTGCACTAGCACTAGTTGTTACTTTAACATCAACTCCTTGACCTGCACTTGCCCATGGCGCATGAGCAGGGGCACGACTAACAATAGATAATAATAGGCCCGGCGCTGCTGCATATCCCTTAGTACTATCACCCAATGTATCTGTATGTGCAACTTGCGGTATTAATGGTACTTCCGCAGGAGGATTTGAGGTAGCCCCTGTATTTAGATTAATCTTGTCTCCATTAATATACATTAGTTGACCGGCAGCATATGAACCTTCGCCGGCAGTAGCCATACTCATTGAACCATTAACTTTAATAGTATACTTGCCCATTGTGTAACCACTATAGTTTTTTCCAACTCTTACATCATAATTGTTAGTAGAATTTATTTTAATGTTATCGGCCGCAATGTTTAAATCTTTTTTAGCATTGATGTTTATATTATTATCAGCATGTAAATTTAAATCACCTTGTGTTCTAATGTTTACACTATTAGTAGAATATAAATCAATAGTGCCTTCTTTGCCTAATTCGATATAGCTTTGTCCATTGCTATGAATAATGAATAACGTTTGTCCGTTATCAGACATTAATATCTGATGGCCCAATGATGTGCGAAGTCTTATAGATTGATCATTTCCATATAAGTCGCCGTCATCCATAACTATTGAATGTCCTGCACGACGGGCTATAACTTTCAATTTTTCAGGTGAACTATCAGTCGCGGTTGTAATAGTATCATCAGTATATCCACCTTCATATATAGGTCTACCGGGTGTGCTAACTCCCCATCCAACTCTTGACGGAGATTCACGTAATGCACTAGTTGTTACTGGACCTCTGACTGGATCTCTAATTAATCCCTGTTGAAAATAAATTGATGCTGAATAACTATGCACCGGTTTAGCTGCTTTTAAAAAATTTGGTCCATTTGTAATTGATGAATTGTTGGTATTTATATTTGTTACGGGAAGTTGAGTTGCACCTCCATAACTATTAGCTTCACCCTTATTGAATACTACATTACCAGAAGTACCTATAGAAGGGACCATTTGCAGCAATTCTGGATCCATTACACTACCTATGTAATATCCATAATTCATATCGCCATTAATAAAAATACAAACTACTTTACTACCAATATCAGGTGGGCTAAACCACATTCCATAAGAACTAGGATTTTGTGTGTAGCTGCCATAATCTTTTTCTCCCTTAGGACCACTGGCTTTTGTATTGCCAAAGAATGGACTCATGTATCCTACAGTTATCCATCCTTTACTATCATCCGGATCAGGAGATCCAAAATCAGCAACATAAACTTCTATTCTACCTCCGCGAGTCGGGTCGATGTTGTTTTTTACTACACCAATGATTGGACTATTACGAACAACGCCGCCGGCTGAGTCGTTCTTAAAATTCTTTACTTGTCCTTTTGGTTTAAAATAATCTTGCATTTATTATCCTCTTCCAAAAATAGTAGGAGTTCCGGCCTCTCCGTCTTGAACCGGGCCATTTGGGGTAGGAATTGTTATAGTAGTATTTTGTGCTAATTTTTGCATAGGGTCTAAAACATTATTGATACTTCCTGCAGAATTAAGCAAACCAGATAGACCTAATTGACCGGGATCTAATGACCCTGGCCCCGAAGGCGGTAATGAAATATACGGGGTATTTGCTGCTATACTGACCCCATCTGCTAATGTAGGAATACTTGCATTATTTTGTCTATTTAGTCTATTTGTTTCCGCACTAGATTGAGTTGTATCAGCCGCGGTGTCTGCAAATGTAGCTATGGTAGCTGATAAATCTTGTTCAAACTTCCCACGAACAAATTTACTTACTACTTTTGTTAACATATAACTTACCCCGCCTCCTCGAGCATCTATATCTTTTTTTACATACGCAGGATATTTCCAAAAGAAAATACTATCATTGATTTTTAATAAACCATTCTTATTAAAATACCCTTTGGGTTCTTTAAAATTAATTTCAATAAAAACTTGTCCGCCGTTAGGATTTATAGTAAATCCGTCTGTTCCATTAAAACGATTATATAATTGAGTAATAGATGACGATGCAGTTTGCATTAGATAATCAGGATCTCCTAAAATTGTTATTTTTGCTTCAGCAATTGAATTTGGATCAAACAAGTTTGTAATATATGAGTTTTGTGCATCTAATGATTGTCCACCACTTTCACCCCCTGTTTTTACTGCGTTTTGTGGCAATCCGGTAGTAGTTGGAATATCAAAATCCCCTCCCTGAGATGCAGCCGAACCATCGGCTCGCAATGTTACATTAAAATAAGTATTATCCATCTGTTGTGTATAACTAATAATTTCAGTGTTTTGTCCAGTATACCAATAATCATAACGTTTATTTGGGCCATAATATCTTGTAGTTTTATTTACATAAGTACTCATTACTACTGGGGTATCATATGGTTGAATTATATAAGTTGTTTTATAAGCAAAGTCTCCTACCTTAGTATCCCATCCTAATACTTCAATTTCAGCACTAATATTATACCATTTAATTTCACTAGTACCACCTTGTCCCAATTCTAATTCTTCATTTGCTTTATTTACAATTTTTAAACCATCTTCTATATATGAACTTGATGTTATGATAGTATCAATAGCTTGCATAATAGGTGTCCCGTTTTGAAATACAAATTGTTTTACATTTAAATCTGGTACGGCTTTGGATTCGGAGGCTGGATTAGATTTTGTTGTTTTAGTTGCGTCGGGGCTTCTTCCTGATCTTAATTTATTTGTATCATTTGGTGTTGTAAGTCTTGCATTTTTAATAGTATTTTCTGCGCCTCCTATAAAAGACACATCATACACATTTGCTATTTCTATACTATTACCAACCATAGCACGTTGGTCTGCATTTAATTTTGACAACAATCCTATTTTATTTCCAGAATTAGGAGGTACAGATTTTTGTGCTAGTCTACTTGATTCCGCTGTACTTTGATTACTATCACTATTACTAGTTATTGGGTTTCCTCCTAGTAATGCGTCATACACGGTTCCCCCTATTGCAGTGGAATTTGAAGGAATTACACCTCGTTTTATACCAAATGGTTGACCTGATACGTTGGCGGCTTCTATGTTATATATTACTGCTTTTCCGTCTATTTTAAATTTCATTGATGAAATATATATGTCAAAAAATCTTTCATATAATCCAAATGAGTTTGCAGTAGGATCTCCGTCTGATCCTGGTATATCTGCTGATTGAATTAGCTCGCCATACTTATCATAACCTAAAAATCTAATACCCAATATAAAATATTGTTTTATTGGATTTTTTAAATCTTTGACATTTTTTATATTAGACATTTCTTTTAATTTATCAGATGCATCTCTTAATTTTGTTATAAAAGAAAATCCATATGGTTCAGTAATTGTAAATGAAATGTCAGTAGTGTTGGTTGAAGCAGCAGTGGCCTTGGCATTTATTGCTTGTGAAAATTTTAAATCATCAATATAAAAATCTTCCTCAAATCCCGGTGCTCGTTTTATATTACTGTTAGCCCCGCCACTTTGTGCAATTAAAAATACTCCACCACTTTTAGTTGCTTGAGTACTAGATGTTGCAGGTGGAGAGCCAGTTCTTCCTCTTTCACCCGGTGCTTGAACAAAAGTTGAAGATGCAGCAGCTGCCGGTTTTTGATTAAATTTATCTATTGCGGATCTAAATGCGTTAATATCTTTTCTACCAGACAAAACAAATGCATTATATGCATCAGGAGTTATCATATATAATGATATCTGATATGTGTAGCTACTAAAATTACCTAATGGGTTTTTTCTTAATCTTGGTGCTTTACTATTTGGTTTTGCGGCTGGAGTATCCGATTTACCAACGATTGTCACAACTGGCGGATCCAATACTGCAGGCGCTGCGGCGGGTGAAGCATTCGTTGTTTGTGATTTAGAACTATCTACTATAGGAACATTAGAGTTAGTCGTTGTTGGACCTCCCTTGTCATCTTGGGCGCCACCAGATGCAGCATATTGTTTATTTTGCTCAGCCGTTTGTTCTGGAGTTTTAGCAGCATTGGTTTCTACTTCTTTGTTTTTAGCATCCACTACTGCTTGTACTTCAGCTTTTTTTGCATCTCTAGCTGACTTAACTGTTCCTGCTTCTTTTAAAAGATCCGCATTGCGAGTAACCGCATCTTCATATATTTTTACTGCTTCAACTCTTTCATTATCTGGGGTGTTGTTAGCTATTACCTTCATCTCTGCAAATATTGGTTGTACAGTTCCGTTATACGTGGCAGCAGCAGCAATTGCCTCAGCCCGCAACTCCTCAATTTGAGTCAATGCATTTGGATCTTTTGGATCTATAGCAGCTATTTTTTGTAAATTAGTCTGAATGAACTCTCTCAACGTGGCAATAGCTGCATCTATTTCATTTGCTTTTTGTTGTAAAGTTTCTAACGCTGATGCCATCTTATATACCTAACACTTGTTTCAACAAATCCATTTTAGGTAAATATATTCCCAGACCTGCTACAAAATCAAAATAAGGATCTTTTAATCTGTTTGGATTTCGTTGTGCAAATACCCACCACAATCTACTATCACTATATAAGTCATACGCTAATAAATCAGGACGATATTCATACATAATTGCTATTTCCCAATATATATCCGAAGGTTGCATTGGGATAGGACGATTTATCATCACATCTAAAAAATTATTATTGTATACATCAGTGTTATAATATGGGCTAGCTGCCGGATATATTGTTGCCATTACCAGAATCCTCCTGAGTTTAGTTGTGACCCTCTGAGTAATGCTCCAGTAGCATACTCTTTAAGACTAAATTTACTACTTACTTCATTTCGTGTTACGATTGGTGTCGCTTGAATTGTTAATTGCATTTTTGTAGGTATGTATGTTATTGGATTTTTACTTAAATTATTTGCAAACACGGGCGCTGGTGCAAGGGCACCGGGTGCAACTTTGCCACCTAATCTTCTAGTTTCTGCATTACTTTGATCTGGTGAACCTTTAGATTCACTTGCACCTGTATTGGCGCCAGGGGGCGAAGCTGAACTTCCAGCACGTATATAATCTACGTCTGTCGGAAGAGCATAACTAAAATTAGTAACTACTAACGGATGCCAATCAAATTGAAATGCACCTAATCCTGACAAATAGCATAACGGAGGAGGAACACCTGCGGTTGGATTTTGATCTTTGCCATAAAACATTTTAGTAACACTACGGAAAAAGTGTATAACTGCTAACAAATAGTTTGCCTCTGCGGTATCTTGTGCTGTAAAATCACAAGTAAGTGTTACTTGGTCTACTGCACTGTTTTTATATGATAAGAATTTATAATTAGTATGAACTAAATCTGTATTCTCATATGTAGAATTGTATTGTACTGAAATTGACGGAGTATACGGAAATATTACACCGTTGGTTGCTTGTAATGGATTTAATATTCCCGCTTTACCATCAGCCACTTTATACAAATAATCTGCACCAGGTGCTAAACTTAATCGTACACGCCAATCTTCTTGCGCTTTAAAGTTTGTAGAGTCTTGTTGCGTCTTTTGTGATTGTGTGTTTAATTTTGCTGCGGTCAATCCTTGCGCTCTTTGCGCAGGATCTTTTCCCAATGGATTTGCCGCAGTTTTTGGACCTGAATCAGCAAATTCAATTTCTGTTTGTTGTGCTTGGGCACGTTGTGCTGGATCTTGAACATTAGATATTTTAGCAGGAAATTCACTTTGAATTATTTCATTCTGCTGTCTTTGTGCTGGATCAACAATATTAGAAGGGGAGACAGGGCTAGGGTTCTCTATAGCTTCTCTAAATGCTGCACCTCTTTGTGCCGGATCTTCAAACTGTGACGGAGTAGCAGGTTTTTCAGCAGCAATAGCATCTTGTTGTGCTTGCGCTCGTTGGGATGGATCATTAACCGGAGATACTGTTGTCACTCCACCATCATACTTAATAGTTTCTGCTATATTACGATTTGCTTGTTGTTGCTGCGCCGGATCAGATGATATTGGAATTGCTGCAGGAGGGGAAGGACTTTCTACCGCCGGAGTATTGTTTGGGGCCGGTGCTACCGCAGGATCGGTTGCATTGTTGGTTGATGGCGGAGGGGCAGGTGCGTCTGCTACTGGTGTATTTGTTACAGTTGCTGCTGCCTGCGCCTCTCTTGCTTGTTGCTGTACCAAAGTAGTAACATCAGAAAATGGGGGCCTTGGATTAGTAATGGGAGACCCTGTTGCGGCCAGCCGGGCAGCCAATGGCCTAATAATTGTTGACTGTGATCCACCATTAGCAGCTTGGTAACCAACACTTGCGGATTGTGTATTACTAACACTAAACCCATCTGGCAATGTAGCAGTATAGGTGATAGTGTTGGTATCAGTATCCAATACGGCATTTAAGACCACCCCCGGTGGCGTAGGTCCAGTTTGGGTGCTACTATATTGTGGCATATATTATTCTTATCCTTATTGTAGTATTTAGCGTTTCAAAACATCAGCATTTGGAATAAAATAAAATATTTAGATAAATAAAACTATAAGGAAAACATTATGGAAGAATGGAAAACACTTGAAAGAATACCTAAATATGAAGTTAGTAATTACGGTAAAATTAGGTCTACAAAAAATGAAAAAGTAAAATTACTAAAAGTATGCGTTAACAATTGGGGATATGAGTTAGTATGTTTATCAGATGGCAAAAAACGATATACCAGCTATATACATCGTTTAGTAGCAGAAGTGTTCATCCCAACCACAAACAAAGCATTGGTAGTTAATCACAAAGACAAAAACAAAAAGAATAACATAGTAAATAATTTAGAATGGACAACCGTAATGGAAAATATGTGGCATCGTGATGATACTGAAAAATATTTGAAAACAAGCGAAATATTAGAAATGTGTAAAGGCATGACGATACTACAACTAGAAAAATTTCTATTACAGGGGCAGAAGATTGTAAGAGATAAATAAAAAGCGTCTTATTTTTACCTTTTCCACAAAAATCTGTTGCTTTTCTGCAACCATTATGCTATAATCACTCAAGCATAACTATAAATCAAGGAGACCTATGTCATTACCCTCAAGAAAACCTGTCAATTATTTAAACAACAAAGATATCTTAAAAGAGATACACGAAAGTAAAACCGCATACTGTCATTTTGCTAAACCCGAATATCATAGATATGATTTCATCGTGGATATGCCCCAATCTTCTATTGAAGAAAGTTTAGAATACGCATTCAAACCTGAAACAATTCAACAAGCTAAAGAAACAAGAGCATTACGTCTTAGTCTAGAACAGGGCTCAAAAGACGCAGTTAGTCCAGAATCTATAGCAATCACCGATCTTGTATTTCGTGTAATGAATTGGGATCACGTCCCAGTAGCACCAAAAGTCCCCCGCAAAACAGTTAAAAAGAAAACAGCAAAGGATATCTTTGAATTTGAAGAAACTGATCCAGATGAAATCTTTGCTGACCTAGAAGATGTAACCACTAAAGCTGAAGTAGATGACATGGTTCATGTCAAAGTAAACTTCCCCCCATTCCAACATTATATGATTGATAAAAATAACACTTTCTATTGCGTGGGTAAAAGTCATTGGAAAGGTGATCTAGCAACCGGGGAATTCAGCAAAGATCATGGACAGGTTACAAACAAACTTGCCCGTATGTATATTATGATGTGTGAAAAATATGCCATGAAATATAATTGGCGTGGGTATACATACAACGATGAGATGCGTAATAGTGCTATCCTTCAACTTACATACGTTGGCTTACGATTCAATGAAGCTAAAAGTGCTAACCCATTTGCTTATTACACCGCAGCTATAACAAATAGTTTCTGTCGTGTATTAAACACAGAAAAACGTAATCAAAATATCCGTGATGATATCTTAGAGATTAATGGACTTAACCCAAGCTGGACTCGTCAAGGTCTGGGCGCTGGCATGAGTTCGGTAGTTTACGAAGAATAATTTATCCAATGATGTTGCTACGGCGGCATCATTTATTATACAATATAAGAATGACTAACCTTTTTAAAAAAGCCGCTGTATTTACCGATATCCATTTTGGTCTTAAGTCAAATAGTTTACAACATAACCATGACTGCAATAATTTTGTAGATTGGTTTATTACCAAAGCCAAAAGTGAAGGGTGTGAAACTTGTTTTTTCTTGGGTGATTACAATCATCACAGGGCAAGTATCAACATCCACACACTACAGTTTGGATTACAAGCATTGGAGAAACTAAATGATAATTTTGATCGGGTATATTTTATACCGGGCAATCATGACCTTTATTATCGTGACCGCAGGGACATTCATAGTGTTGAGTGGGCTAAACATCTACCAAACGTACAAATCATCAACGACTTCTTCAGTGAAGGAGATGTAGCAATTGCTCCCTGGCTGGTACAGGATGATTATAAAAAGGTTCAGAAACTAAGTGGCAAATATATGTTCGGACATTTTGAATTGCCACGATTCTATATGAATGCTATGGTAGAGATGCCTGATCATGGTGAAATTAATACCGATCATATGAAGGGTTTTGATTACGTCTTTAGTGGGCATTTTCATAAACGCCAAAGCAAAGCTAATGTTTGGTACATCGGTAATGCTTTCCCACATAACTACGCTGACGCACAAGATGATGCACGTGGTATGATGGTAATGGAATGGGGGCAAGATCCAATCTTTCATAGCTGGCCTAAACAACCATTGTATCGTGTTCATAAGTTAAGCGATATATTAGAAAATCCAAAGGGATTGCTATTGCCTGACAGTCATGTTAGAGTACATCTTGACATTGATATTTCATATGAGGAAGCTAACTTCATACGTGAAACATTAATCCCAGAACATAAACTAAGAGAGATGGCATTGATACCAATGAAAGTAGACCAAGTTGAACAAGAGGGACGCGGTGATTTG